ATTCCTTATTTTTTATGTAAGTTAGCTACATATACATAACCCGGACCCCCACTTTCAGCTGAATCCACATATTCTATTCGTAGAATATCTTTACTTGTAAATGTCAATGTAGTAATTCCCATCGGGTCGTCCACACTCGGTTTTTCAATTAGATTAAATATTTTTTTTTCATTATTATAAGTTGCAGTGCAATTCTCACCATTTAATCCATACTTTATTTTTAACGCCACTGCATAGAAATTTTTAACAGACATTTCTCGAATATCTCCAATTTCAATTGATAAAAATCTCCAATCATACTTAAAAATATTACCATTGTTTTCTTGTGATGCTCGATAAGAAACGTAATCGCTTGTTTCCCATCGATCTCCTGTTTTTATATTAAGTTTCATTTATTTTTTATTTTTTTATACGTATATATACATTATAAAAAAATAAAATCATAAAAAAATATTTTTATCTTAAGATGCCGTCTGTCCCTTTACTTTTACATTTCTTCACTTTTGTGAAGCACCAAGAGCAGCACCAGCACCAGCAGCAGCACCGCCCCCAAACATTGACGACATTCCCGGAATCTTTTCAAACATCTTGCCCATCGAACTGGATTCAAATTTATCTAAAAAGGACTGCGCCGTTTTCAAAAGCGGTTCCATGCTCTTCATGTTTTCCATCAACTTTTGCTGCTGCTCCATAAGAACATTGGTCTGCGACGTCAGTCCGTTGACCCCATCTTTGCCGACCAAATTCTCTAAATTATCATACGTTTTTTCCAGAGTTTTAGCATAGTCGACGCGATTATTCACAGGAAGGTCGTCTTCGTCGTCCAAACTCGCAGGACTTAAATCCGTCATGCCTTCCGCTGTTTTTGTAGCAGCCACTTTCTTTGACGCTTTTGCAGTTCCCGCACCCATGACTCCTGATCCTGTTGCTGCAACCGGTTTCGCCCCAGTCGCTGTAGAGGCAGTTGCGGCTGCGACGGGTTTTTTCGCACCCTTTGTAGCTGCGGCGGCATCCTTTGTGGCGTCCGCTGTAGCCGCAGAGGAATCTGCTGTGGCTGCGGCACCCGTTGTATCGGCCGTTGCATCAAACCCTTCCTTATTTACAACAAAATTTCTCGACAAGACGGTAATAAAATTTGTTAGCAAAAGTGTCGAAAGTAAAACAATTGTCATATTTTTACTAAAGTATGTCGATATGAATCCGACGGATAGAAAGATTAATAGCGCATAGCTGTCTCTCAAAATAATGTACCCGAAGAAATTCATAATTGCTAAAAATGCAACAATGTATAAAACATTTTTATCGTTCAACATTGTTTCAACAACCTTTGGAAGTTTCATATGTATATTTACCATTTTCGTAACTATGTTTTATTATTATAATATAAATAATATAATATTATTTTAATATTTTATAAAATTTAATTACTTTTCTTAAAAAATTACTTTTCTTAAAATAAGTTAGTAAATATTATTATAAAATAACTTATAAATATGAACACATCATATTCATACATGTATATATAATTTTTATAATTTTTGTATACCCTACCCTATCCCGACATTTCAAAAAAATATGGTATCGAAATATCAACTAGCATTTTGTGTATTTTTTAATGCCGACATTCACGGAAAAGATGAAAACAGCTCTCCGAGCATTGACTCGCATTATTTGATACTACATTCGCTTGATACAGACACATTTTATAACTCACAATCGTTCACTAATTTTATGCGCGCGATTGATGCGTCACGGCGCCATTATGCCCGATATATTGAATTCAATCCACATTCGAGAGAACACGCAATCGTTCGAAATTATAAAAATGCAAATCTGAAAAAAAACTACATTTCATTGGAAATCATTGAACATGTTGAAATGGAGACTGGTGGCGAACACGTGGCAATCTATAAAACGTTTTGGTTGCGCGTATTCCAGCGCAAATGGAAAAAATGCCATCATTATAAAATGCAACTGGTGCGCAGGTTAATGAAACCGCGCGGTCTCTTATGGAGAGAAATTGTCGGGTCTCATTCTTATTCTTATTCTTATTTACAATAATAGTTTTCCGAGTTGTTTGATTTCTTTTAAAACCTTTATTTTATCTTTTTTCAGCTGCGATTTACTTATCGAAACCAACTCGTCTATATTTATGTCATTGCTGTTTTGAATGTGTTCTTCCGCGACATCATTCAAATGTCTCATAATTTCTTCTAAAGCGCGAATTTGTAATTTAACATTTGTTTTAAATTCATGATAATATTCGTCGTATTTTTTTATAATTTCATTCACGCGAGGATTCGAATTTGTTTTTGCGTATTTTTTCAACTCCAAACGTTTTTCCAACATCTTTTTTCTATTTTCTTCTATTTTTTCTTGAATTTGATTCATTCGTTTATCTCTCTTGTACACCGAGACTCCTGTAGACTCATCGTCGTCATGATCATGAATCATTTTACTATTATATTATTATTATTTTATTTTATTTTATTTTATATTCTATTCTAATACTTTTTTATTTTTATTATTTATTTACTTTTTTCCTTTTATAAATATTTTATTTTAAAGTTTAAAAAATATTGTTCATTAAATATACAACAACGAATCCGTCGATCTTTTAGGAATGTCAAAAAAAATACAGAATGGAACAACTTTTGCCGATATCTTACTCACCGAAGACGATAATCGCTATGTAATGTTTCCGCTGAAAGATAATGACATATGGAAAATGTATAAAAAACAAGTGGATTGTTTTTGGAGAGCGGAAGAAATCGATTTTTCAAAGGACGGCGTTCATTGGCAAACCTTGGAAGCTGACGAAAAATATTTTATAAGCATGATTCTCGCGTTTTTTGCTGCGAGTGACGGCATCGTGCTTGAAAATCTAGCGGTCCGTTTCATGTCCGACGTCCAACTCGCCGAAGCCCGTGCATTCTACGGGTTTCAAATCGCCATGGAAAATATACACTCCGAATGCTACAGCTTGCTCATCGACACGTACGTGAAAGACGAAGAAGAACGCGGGCGCTTGTTCAACGCCATTCATCATTTCCCGTGCATCAAAAAAAAGGGGGACTGGGCGAAAAAATGGATTCACGATAAGCGCAGCTCGTTCCAAACCCGCTTGATCGCATTTGCGTGCGTGGAAGGCATTTTCTTTTCCGGCGCATTTTGCTCAATTTTTTGGATGAAAAAACGCGGCTTAATGCCCGGCCTCACGTTCAGCAACGAGCTCATTTCGCGCGACGAAGCGCTTCACACCGAATTTGCCGTGCTTTTATACAATAAAATGGCCAAACCGGTGCAAAAGTCGCGCGTCCAAGACATTGTGAAAGAGGCAGTCGACATTGAAACCGAATTCATTTGCGAGGCGCTGCCGTGCCGTTTGATTGGCATGAATTCCAAACTCATGACGCAATACATTGAATTTGTCGCAGACCGACTGCTCTTGCAACTAGGGTGTGAAAAAATGTACAACTCTTCCAACCCGTTTGACTTTATGGAGCTTATTAGCATCGAAGGCAAAACGAACTTTTTTGAAAAACGGGTCAGTGAATACGCCCTCGCAGAAAAAACGAAAACGGAAGAAATTTTTGACTTTAATGAAGCGTTTTGAACAGTTGTTATAAGTTATATTATAATTTAATTAGTTGGTTACATTTTTTACCGAATTCATTCTAAATGGAAAAATATATTTGTTTATATATATTATCAAAGATAAGATAGATGTCTCAAAGTGATCATCGAACCGTTATTAACAAATATATTGATGAGAATTATAGAACTCCTTCAAATGTTATGATATTTTTGTGTGTTACCCCCCTTGAATGTACATTTTTAGATAAGTTTAGAGGTTATAATCCAAAATTACATTTTTTAACTGCAGATGAGATTCGTTCATTGTCCTATGAGTACCATCGTGAAAACAATAATGATTTACAAAAAACTTTAATTTTTATTGAATTAAAACTAAAAAATTATTATAATTTTCTTTTTGACATTTGGATATGTTTCAAATTTGCAATTATTCAACATATTCCTGAAGAAGCAACAGACGAAAAAATTGTTGAAGATACCATAGCAAAATTTTTTCCTATTCAGTTAACAATTTTAATATACGCTCTCTTTAATATTTTTTATATAATGATGATTGAAAGCTCAGATGATATAACTAGGAGTGTCGCAATTAAAGAACGTGTAACTGATATTGTTTCATTATATTCAAGACTGTATCTATTTTTACGAATGCCTGAAAAATCTTTACCATTTTTTACTTTCGATAAAAAAGATATTTCTTTAGTTCTTTTACTAGATGTTATGATTTTTAAATTTTTTGATTCTTTACATAACGTTTCTTCAGTTATTTTCGACAATTACATTCATTTTGTAAAACTAATGTTTCAAACATTTATATCCCTACTCGGAAACACTCCTACTCCTGAAAATAGAAAAAAAATCGACGTTGGATTAGGTCATGTTGCAGTTTTTTTACTGGATGTGCCAAATCGCGTGTTAGATAATGATGAAATTCGACCTGAATACGTCTCTCAACAGTTAATGCGCGGTTTTGAAAACATTCAAATATTTGTTGATAGATCGGTGGGAAACAGTAGTATTTTTTCATTAAAAGAGGTAATGGATATGAAAGCATCAGATATAGACGTTACAAAACTGTACCCAATAGATCGACCAGATAAACTTGTGTTTTCTCCAATGACTCCAGTTGTTTTACCAAATGCAATCAGTATGGTTTTGGAAGTTAGAAGAAGATTGAATGAGAAACAAGGGTCGACTCTTGGAGATGGGGATTCGGCACCTATTATTCAAGAATTAACAAAAGAACATACCAAGTTTGAAACAACTGGTGATTATTTTAATTTTCTACATACTTTAAACCTTTTGGTTGATAAATTCACTTTAGATCATTCGGTTCAAAAAAGTGATAAGATTACAGCTTATGTAGATTTTTCTGAATGTCGGATGAAAGTTCCTGATTTTAAAATTTTTTCAAGGTCTGAAATGAGACAAATTAGAGATAAAAAAAAAGCAGATAAAAAAGAAAAACAAGAACAAATGAACAGGGATGTTCGATTTCTTGAATTGAAATCAAAAAAAGAACAAGAAATTGCGCGTAAAGCAGAAGTTCAAATGCAACGTCAATTAAAAAAAGAACAAGAAGAAAGAGAAGAAAGAGAAAGAATTGCTGCTGCTGCTGCTGCTGCTCCCAGTCTAACAGAAAAAGAAAAAGACCTATTAACTATACAAAGAAATAGTAATTTCAAAAATAATGTAAAAGATATTTTTCAACAATTTTCAAAAGAGATTACAGATGGTAATTATCAAAGTGCTGCAGGTATGTTAAACGCAAAACTGCCACCCAAACTCTTTTTACATGTTCCATGGACAGAGGCGAATATGAAAAAATTTTCACCTAAAGTAAAACAAGCATATGAAGAATTATTAGCTTCAGCTGTTGCTGCTCCTGTTGCTGCTGCTCCTGTTGCTGCTGCTCCTGTTGCTGCTGCTCCTGTTGCTGCTGCTCCTGTTGCTGCTGCTCCTGTTGCTGCTGCTCCTGTTGCTGCTGCTCCTGTTGCTGCTCCTCTCTCAAAAAAAGAACAAAAAAGATTTAAAGAAAAAGAAAAATTAGAAAGACAACTATCATTTGATAAAAAACAACAAGAGAAAGCTCAAAGAATTCAAGAAGCTGTTGCTCAAAGAAGAGCAGCTGCTACTTCTAAAATAGCCAGCGTTGTTCAAATGGCCGCTGCTCAAAGAGCTACTCAAAGAGCTACTCAACGAGCTGCCGAAGAAGCCGCTATTCAACAATTTCAAATTGAAATGAATTCATTATGCGAAGGAAATGGCGTTTCATGTTTTGAACGCATGTTTCGTTGTTCATTGTCGGATTTTTTTAGAATTACAACCGTTGTTCGCAAACTATCAGACCAAGACATCATAAGAATCATGTCAGAAACATTGGTTCCTGTTCCCGATTCTGCTTCTTCTTACGTTTTTCCTTTACCACAGTATATGGACCTAGAAAATTCTAGACAAAATTGTAGGGCATTTTTTGTTTTGGCACTATTGAACGGGCTCCGTCAAGTAGAAAATGTTCAATTTGCATTCATTGGAAGAACTTTTCTTCAACTGCTTGCATGTCATTCGAGGTTACCGCCAGCAACATGTGCGGAACTCTACATTCCAAGAGAGACATCAGATTTCGACGTGTATGCCATTTTCAATAATCATGAAAATATAAGCCATATGCGACCATTTATTGTCCATATTTTTAATCTGTTTTGGAATTTACCTAGAGATTATTTTCATATCCATTTTCAACGCAATGATGAGCAATGGCGTCAGTTTCAGGCACAGGTAGGACACATTTATGAGTCAAGTCCAAGAGGTGCGCTCGATATCGTTAAAGTAAGTTTCAACACAGAACGTGACGGTATTGTTGAAGTATCCGATATTGGCTTTAAAACCGAAAAACAATTTACTGACGTTTTTCCTTTTGTAAAATCTAGTGTGTCTGTTGCTGTTACTCCAAATCCTCTACTGAGTTTAAAATACAACCTGGATCAAGCATTGTTTTTCGCACATTCAGAAGATGCATTCGGTTTCAATGTACAATTGGAATTTGAATTTCCAAATGCAGAAAGCGGACTTGATGAATCTTTAAGAATTATTAAAAATATACTGCATTCTTTTTTAACAAACCAGTTTGATTTTCAAGGAACCGAAGGAAGAGGAAGAGAATTTTATTTTATTCATTCATCAAACTTATTTAAATTTATAATGAGAGCAATCCAATTTGAAGGTATACAAGATGGAGGATTACCACGTTATGATACGATCCTTCAAAAGTTATATGAAAAAGTAACATTGGATAGTTCAATTAATGCTGATAGGTTCATGGGCGCTGCCAAGTCATTGATAAGTTATTTTTTTACTCTAGATAAACAACAGCTAGCAAAAGATAATATTCATACTGTAAATTTATATAGAGAAACGGGAGTTGGTTTGAAGGGTGCAAATATTAGAACGATGCGCCACCCTATTCATTTCTTTCATACATACGTGTTGAACATATTAAAACATTATGGTTTTGATAGTGGCTATCTTGATAGTGAATATAAGCCACCAGGTAAGAACTTATATGGAGGTATAAAACAACAGCGGCAACGTAAATACACTAAGAAAAAAACAAATAATAAAAAAAAATTACACTCCTCTATAAAAATAAATAATAAATTAAAGAAAATAAAAATAAAGTCAGATAATTTAAGATCGTCATCGTCTAGAAAATATGGAAAAAAACACAACTACAAAGTAACAAAAAAATATTGACTATAGAAACATTGTAACTATTTATTTTATAAAACTACACGTTGGTTTGGTTGGTTATAAAATAAATCATTCAAAAAAACCCTCTTCTTGCACGTCTAACAACGCGCTGTGGCTGTGGCTGTTGTGGCTGTGGCTGTTGTGGTTGCACGCGTTGTGGCTGTTGTTGTGGCCGCTGTTGCTGTGGTTGTTGCTGTTGTGGCTGCTGTGGCCGCTGTTGCTGTGGCTGTTGCGGCTGTTGTTGCGGCTGTTGTGGCGGCTGTGGCCGCGGCGGTTGTTGTAAACGCTGTTGCTGTAAACGCATTTGTTGCTGCTGTTGCTGCCTTTGAATTCGAATTCTTCGTTCTTCTTGTTCTGCTAGCAGTTGTTGTTGGTGCATGGCGCGCTGTCGTTCTTCTTGAGCTGCTATTGCGACACCCCTCGATCTAAATTTTATCCGTTTTTCTTCATGAATGTTCTGTTCCTCATACGTGTTGGACGCGTGACTGTATGCGCAATCGAAATGCGAAACGTGAATATATTGAAAGTCGACTGCTGCATTCGCGCTGCTGCTCGACTGTTCTTCATTGTAACTCAGATTCTGTATCGTGCAGAGTCCATCATTCGTCGTTTTATAGAACACCATTTCAGCTTCCGATCGCGAAATTGTTCTCATGATTCCTTCCACCATTTGCAAAATATTCGGATGTTGCAGCGGGAAAAATCCGCGGCGGTCTATTTTCAAGCCACTATGTATAACCCGATGCTGCATGTAGTTGTCTTCTCCGCCCCATGCCCAAAAATTTGGAAACCCGTTTGTCCGTTCAAAGTCTCCGCCCTTGATTGAAAAAATCCCACCAAGCGCAAACTTCACTCCGTAAAAATGCTTCACAACGCCTGCGCGCGTTTCGTATTGTATGATGCCTTTATCACACGGAACCGTGTCGACATCGTTGAACACAAAGGTCATTTCTTGATACTCGTTCGGATATTTTTCCTTCACCGCCAAAAACCCTATATTTTTCATGCCTCCGCGGTTAAACGGCCGACCATCCTTCTGATGAACAATGTAGATTTCATACGTCGATGGATCGTAGTCGGACAAAACGTGCTTCATATATACTGAAAAAAATTTCAAATGGTGCTCGCGATCGCGATACGGAACAATAAATACAATTTTTGGTGCCGCGATTTTTTTAGCATGGTTGTTCACATCCGTATTCGTTTCAATTACGGATTCGATAAGGGGGTCGCTAAATTTAACGTGTTTGATTACGTCGTCCGTCATACTATTTAAATTTTCAATATTTTTATAATATTATAATTTTTATACTATATTTTTTATACTATATTTGAATTATAATATTTAAACTATTTACTACGTATTACAATAATTTATTATGAATTTTTAATGAATATTCCATTATCAACTTGCGGTGTATAAATAGTTTGGTATTTTTTTTGATGTTGTTTGGAATTTACATATAATTTATATTCTAAATTTAATTTATTATAATAAGTCGTAAATTTTTTAATATTGCGTTTTTCATTTGATGTAATATACACATAAAATCTGCTTGGTTCAACTTCATATTTCACTTTATAATCTTCATACTTGTCGTTGAATTTTGTTATTTCTTTTGTAATCGTACAAACACCTTTCCTCAATGTGTTGTAGTTTTTTTTATATGCAGACATTAAACAACGAGGTTTCAATAATATATTTTGAAAATCGACTATATCAGAGTATTTAAATCCCGCCGAAATATAGTTTACCTGATTTTGAACTGACTTTGCAAGATTTTCATCTTTAAAAAAACCAAAACTTAATTTTATATTATATTTAGGTAATGAATCTAAATTATGAGGATTTCCGCATAGATACCTACCACTTAATAAAAACACATCATCGTCTTGTAAATTATTTTTACGTTCTATATTATTTTTATACATAAAAGGAGCCCATGTATTGTCACAACATGTTATAACATTTATGTCTACATTTTCAGCAAGTGGTAAATATCCCGGAATGTTACATTGTATTGAACTTCCTCCGATTGTATTACAACCCGTATTTATAATATTTTCTTTTGTTGTAATATGTTTTCGGTATTTGCCGTCATTAAATTTTAAATTGTAATTGGTGGCATTTACAAGTGCTTGTTTTATTTCCATAACGCTATGTCCCATAACAACATATTTTGATTCAGGTGTAATAAAATGATTTTCATTACAAAAATCATATACTAATTTAATAAATTTGACGTCTTTTTTATTATCGTCGCGCAATATATAGTTAGTCAACATTTGATAAAAATAATTATATTTATTATATACATATATAAAATAATTATTCAAAAAAAAAATTAAACCCTGTAAAATGTAAAATGGGGCAAATTATTACTATTATGGGGTTTTATGTTTTTATTATATGTTCGTCGACTATTTTATTTTTCCATCGATAACTGCAGCAGCAGCATATTTCTCTAAAATAACTCGCGGTATCAAATTGCTCGTATACTGTTCCAACTTTTTAAAACACTTGTTAATCGTCACTTCGCTGATTTCCGTCACCCGATTCACGTCCTTTTTACAAATGTTCAAGTTGCATATCTGCGACACAAAGTATATGATTCCCGCAGCAATCGAATGCGGCGTATTCTCCGGAATCAAATTCTGTTTTTCGATTCGCGTCGCCACAAACTGACACAATTTCGTGAGCTCGCCGTTCATATTCAGTCGACTGCAGTACCGCTCGATAAACGCCTCCGGTTTCGTTTTGCTAAAATTCGTCTTGTCCGAATTCTCAAATTCGTGCTCCAGCTCGTTTATAATCGTAATCGCATTTTTGCAGCCCTTGGTCGCGCTCGTGTTGTCCAGGTTGAAAATCGTCGCAATCTCTTTGATGGTGCGCGGACAGCCGTGCTTTCGACACGCAATATACGTGGACGCCAAAATGATTCCGTCGCGATTCAGTCCGCGATACGTTTTGAACTCGGAAATTTTCTTATGATAACGCAGCGCCTCGTCCACGATGATTTTGGGCAGACCGCCGTTGTGCGCAATAATGGTTATACATTGAAACTCGTCGTATTGCGCCTTTTCACGATACGGCATCGATTGCCACTCCGTGTACCTTCGAAACTTGCGCATCTCGTAACTTGTCGCGCCGTCGCACATTACCTTGCACCCGTAGGATGACTCTACAAGCAGCGGATTCACCGGCATCCCACATCGCGTCGGGTCGCTGGAGTGATTGTCGTCGGCGCCGTAATAGCGCCATTCTGCGCCTTGATCAAGCACATCTCTATATACAATGCCGCATTTTTGATTCGTACACGTCAAAAATCCATCATCCGTAAAACAAACCGCCGAAGAACAACTATCGCAAAATTCTCTCTGACCGCTGCTTCGATATACACACTCCAAACTGCTTTTCTTGTTGCTTTGATTCGTAGTATCTTCACCACTAAAACTTGTTTCAATTTGGTCCCACAACTGTTGTTTGCTTAATTTAGAAAACGCGCTGTTCCCATCGCCGTTTTTATACTGCTGTCTATTTTTTTTCGTCGTCTTGCGTTCATTCGAATGCGCTGCCGTTTTTATTGTCGCATCGCTTGATTTTATATTCGTATTCGCCAATCCTAATGACATCAAAACTCAAATCTACAATTTGATTATGATGGATCGTATGTATTTTGTTATTTTATATTCAAACATGTTTTTAATTCAATTTTTTAATAAATTATTTTTAATATTATTTTAATATATATTAAATATAATTATCAATAATATTATCATTGGAATATATAATTACAAATTTATACATTTTTACATAGACAAACATAAAAAATAATCAAACAATCGCAATCATAATAAAAATGGGGGCTTCATTCTCTACGCGGCTTTCCGAATCCAATATGGAATTAAGAAAACGTATTGACGCAGCTGCAACAGAAGTCGTTCTCGATGCCAGTTTCACAGATTTGACAAAACTTGCAAATGAAAAAAACTGCAACCGTTTAGTAAAAAAGGTATCGGGTATATTTCAGAAAAATAAGGATGTCATTGATCTCGAATTGTTACGACAAAAATTGTATGACCAAAAACGAAAAGATGGAGAGAGTGCGGATAATGATGCTGCTACTGGTTCTACTGCTGATTCTGACACTGATAATAGTGGCCGTGAAAAACATGTTAAAAAAATAAAAACTCCAAGAATTCAGAATATTGAAAAAAAATGCATACAAATCTCGAAATTTTATGTGCTGTTTGGACATTTATTTTCGTGCATCGTCAGCACCATAAACCCGTCATTTAAAGTTGAATCTGAAAAGGATAAGGATAAGGATAATAAGGATAATGATAAAAAATCAACATCAGAATCGAAAGAAGCAAAGGAGTCTTCCGTACAGCAAATGGATTTTTGCAGTTCGCGTATCGACGCACTTGTTAACAACAGCAGCGAACAAGACAGCGACGGCAACATTCGCGTAAACCCCGACGTTTGCAAAACCAATGTTTCTAAAAGCGGAAAAGCCCTGCGTTTCGTCGATTTGCCAGGAATGAAGGCGCTTCAAGAGCTTTACAAGGGCGCAAATGACGGCGGCGAGAGCGAAAAAGACGACGCGCGATATTTTTTTGAAGCGTTCACAGGAAAAAAACCGTCCGACGATATTCGTCGCTTGGACCAAATTCCGCTCAAAACGTATAACGGGGATAAGGAATGCGAAGAACAAAAAAATTATAGAGGAGGCGATGAAACAAGCGAAGAAGCTTTAAGAAAGGAGCGTCGATCTCTTGAGAAAGAGCGCGAACGCGAACAAGAAGAACGCGAGCGCATGTTTTATGCTTTCACACAACGCGATCGCGACCGTAAACGAAACGAAGAAGACGACGCCAGGGCCGGCGTTTATTTGAAGGGCGTCGTCGGCTCTTTAAAGGAACGATTGTTTTCGGAATATGTTCAGCACATTAAAGAAATGATCGAGCGTGCCGAATACAACCGTTCAAAATTGCTCGAAATTTTATCTGAAATGTTCACCTATCAATATGACGAAAATGGAATTATCAACGGCGTTATTATAAACCCGTCGCTCACATACAAGAAACTTCAAGCCCTCGTCGTTCAAACTCGACGAATTGTGATCAAACTTTACACGGATTGCGAAGAAGATTATAAAAGCGGGCTTGACATTTTCTTTGCAATCGTGCAAGAAAAAATAGCGCTCAAACTCTCCGTTCAAGAAGAGGTGCTTAAGAAACAATTGGAAGATGTAATGTACGGACCGCAAGAACGCTACATTCCCGAGTCGTTACTCTATCAACAACAATTTCCAGGCGCCGCTGAACAATTTAATAAGAAACAATTCGTTCCGCCTCATTTTAAAAGTTCCGTTGTTTCCATCGTTCAAAAAGAATTGCGTAATAGTGCCGCTTTTCAGTCCATTTCGCCGTCATTAAATGAATGGATAAATGAAGAAATCGAAAATGCTACCAGTTTATTAGACCCGAAGCAAGTCGCCGACGAGTTTCTTAAAGAAAATGTATACGGCGATGATGATGGCGAATCTAGTAGCGCCGCTGCATCAATAATGAACGACGATTCTAGTTCTTCTTATTCCGCCCTTGTTGCTCCTTCTGCCGTTACTGCGATTCCTGCTCCTGCTCCCGCCATTCCTCTTCCAAAGACTGCTGTTGCTTCCACGCCGATGTCAAAGACTTCTTCTTCTTCTTCAAAATTTACTGCAACTTCTACATCTTTGCCAGGACCATCTTCTATTCCTCCATCTCCAAGAAGAGTAAAAAGATCAGAGTTTGATATTAAACCGACAAAATTATCAACTTTATTTGATGACGATTGATTGATTTGAGTTTACTATATTTAGGATATTTAGGGAAAACGATTACTATTTAATTATTATTTAATTATTTAATTAAATATATATTTAGGAAAAACTACTTAAATATTTTTCTCATGTTAATATATGGAATAAGTACTTCCATCATTCGTAGCTTCTACTGCATAGCATAGTGGAAGTTGCACAGGTTCGCTTTGTGGTATGACAAATCAGTCACTTGGCGCGACAGTAACAGGTTCTAATCCTGAGCAGAGAAGATGATTTTCAGTTTCTCTGAATTCTACTACAAGATAAAATTGAAAACCGGCATGGCGCAGAGGCAGCGCGCAGGGCTCATAACCCTGAGGTCATACGATCGAAACGTATTGCCGGTATTTAAATATTCCGGTGGCTTTACAGAAGCTACTCGTCATAGCTAAGCGACGCTAAACACAGTAACAGTAACTATAACCGGCATGGCGCAGAGGAAGCGCGCGGGGCTCATAACTCCGAGGTCACTCGATCGAAACGGGTTGCCGGTATTTTTTTTATTCATTTTGCTAATAATAACGACGATTATGCTTAGTCATATATGTGGTATATATATGACTAACTAATATAAAATGTTTACTTAAGTAGATTTAATAATCTTGTTTTGTTTGGTGTTTCATTTATAGACGTATAATTAAATATAAATGGTGTTAACCATTTATGTCTATAATGTAATTCATCTTTTATGGTTATTTTTAAAAATATCTTATTTTTGTTTTCTTCACTATTTCCTATAAATCCCTTTTCAATTAAATTTTTTTCAGGAATAACAAAAAAATGTTGTTTATTGTCGCAATTTAACCAGTAAAAATTATTATCATTTATATCATATTGAACTTGATTTCTTTTGCTTTCTGTTGTACCTTTATTTTTGCATAATTGAAAAACATACCTATTTTGTTTTTCACATAGTTTAGCTATCTTTTCTTGAATTTTATAACCATTTATTTTAAAGTCATAAACAGTTCCTTCCATTTCATCATATTTAAAATCAATAAATGTTATTGTTTCTTGACGGAAAATTTTAAATAGTTGTTCTCTTTGTTGATAAATATTTGTCGGGGTATTCAATATATCAAATTCAAATTTGGTTGTGTTTATATAAAAATTATGTAATTTATTTATTAATTCGTCAGCATTAATCTTATAAATATTGTATTTTGATTTGTTATATCCTATACTTATTTTTTGTTGACTACCTATGATATTTTCAGGAATTATCCACATATTTTGGTCATCTACACTAAATAATAAAATTAAACAATTTTTGTAACTATTATTTATATGAAAACTATATGTTAAATGAATCGTTTTTGATGTTTTAACTTGAATACCAATCCATTGATTATCATTTACTCCTTTAGGTTTGAATATTATATCTACTTTACATCCATCAAAAGCTTTGATAATTTCAAAATCTTTTTCTAGTAATATCTGAAACTCCTTTATAAATTTGAATTCTTGCTCGATTTTACCTATTCTATTTATTTCATTATTTTGTATTTGTTCTTTTACTTTTTTACCTATTTCTTTATTTTTACAATTTGGACATATAACTCCTGTATTTCTTGACTTAAAAACGTTATAAAAAACTATATGCTCATGTCCACAAGAAGCTATATATTTTAATCTATAATTATAATTTTTTCTAGTAATAGTTATAATGTTATTATATTCTTCTTTTGTAACAAGTAATTTACACCCTTTTTTATTGAATTCTTCTACCACATTTTCATAAATCATATTTAATGGTTAGATCTCTGCCATTATCTTTAAATGAATTTGTTTTATGGGTATTTAATATAAATTTTTTAAAAATATTTATATTAAAACGAAAAAAAACGGACACGATAGGGATCGAACCTATGACCTTGAGGTAACTGTATAATCTTAACAGCCTCACGCTGACTACCGACTGAGCTACGTATCCATAACTAACGCCAAGCTTTTTGCCCAACGTATACTAATATAAATAATTCTCTTTAAGTGGTTACTTATAAATATTATATTTGAACTTTTATAGTTAAATATAATATTTATTCTTGCATGATTTTTTATGTAAAAAAAATATACTTCTATTATATTATAAAACATAATATTAACGCGATAATATGAGTTGTTTATTTAATAGCATGTCGCATTTTATTAAAGAAGACGGAGGTCCAAACGGCATTCGACAGCGCATTTGTGATTATTTAGAAAAAAATTTACCCATTTTGGAAGGTATGGAAACGTGCGACGTTTTACAGTTGGAAGCACCCAGTTCCCAAAATTATATTTCAAAAATGCGAAAATCGTCAACATGGGGCGGAGCAATTGAAATACAGTGTGCGTGCAATATTTGGAATGCGCGCATTCTTGTGCACGATATTCGTGGTAACAATAATAATAATAATAATAATAATAATAATATTAATAAAATAGAGTTTTTACCTTTGCAAACATCAAATGTTGATAGCGGTTATCTTGAAATCAATTTAGAATGGAGCGGCGGACACTATGAACCGCGTCGGTGATCACACTGTAGTAACCGTAACTTCTTTCGAAATCGTTTTTATAATGCGTTTCTCTCCGCAATCCGGAATCGGTGTGCACACATGATTCATCGTTAAAATAAAATCATCCCGCTTTAGTTCGTTTGTTTTTATTTCGGGATCGGAATCCTTCAACTCTTTCAGAACCTTTACATGCTTTCGAGAGATTTCATTAATCGAACTTTTTATTTTCTCATTTCCTTCGTCCTTTTTCCATATGTCTTCATCTTTTATATACATGATGTCTCTCTTCGTATCGGTGCAATGTATCGGCCGCTTAAAAACGTCCAGGTCTTTGAGTCCGCGCATAAAAATCGACCCCACGCTTTCCTCCAAATTCTTTTCTCTCGTCACGCTCAAATCATCAAATGTGATATTGAGAGATTTCACGAAATCGCATAAACTGATCGCGTCCTTACACTGCTCATTTAAGAAGAAGTTCAAATTGAATTTTTGCTTAATATTTGTCGTATTATTATTGTTTGTAATGTTTCCGATGCATATCTTGGGTAACATTTCAATGATTTGTTGTTGCTGTTCTTGCTGCTGCTGCTGCTGCTGTTGCTGCTGCATCATAATCTGCGTCTGCTGTTTGTTTTGTTCTATAATAATCTTCTTCATTTCTTCATTGTCCTTCAACAGTTTCATGATGATTTCACTTGTATAATCCTCTGCTGATTTATTCTTCAAAAAAATGCATGTCTTTTTATGAAGACAAAGACCTGACGCAAACGCAAATCGTTTACCACATTCACAAGTATTCTGATTGTTTATGTTTAATTCACATTCGTGTTCATTTGTTTTTTTTGTAATTAACAGTTTGTGTTTACGAGTTACCTCGTGACGCTTGCGCTGACTATCTCTACTCGTTGTATAGTTACAGACATCACACCTATAAATATTATTTTCGGAACTTTTGGAACTTTTTTTCATGTTTTTATTACTGTTACCATAAACAGTGTCGCATTTTTCTTTGAAAAATGAAAGTTGTGACGAATTTTGAATACAAATATTTGTAGAAATAATTTCGGAACTTTTTTTTGACATTTTATTACTATTTATTACTAATAAAGTTCCTATATATATTTTTTTAAATCTATTTTTTATATATTTTTCATATTCATATAAAATTATCAAATCATCCCCAAAAATCAACATTTTTGTTTTTAACTCTCCAAAAAATGCATTTTTAATTGATGTTTTAAATATTGATTTATTTTTGGAACTTTTGGATCTTTTTTGTTACTGTTACCATAATCAGTTTCGCATTTTATGTTGAAATAATAATTATTGTCATGAATTATGCTTATAACTTTTTATGAAATTATTTTTGGAACTTTTTATCCATTTTTTGTTACTGTTACCATAGTCAGTGTCATAATTTCTAATAAAATCATATTTATTGTCATGAAATATAATAACAAAGATTTGTGAATTTATTTTCGGAACTTTTTTTTGACTTTTTATTACTATTTATTACTAAAAAAGTTCCGAAAACTATTTTTAAAAATATGGATTTTTATATATTTTCCCGATTTTCCCCGATTTTTTTGATTTTCTGCTTATGGTCTCAATCGCATTTTTCCACATTTTTGTCTTACTAGTTACCATAATAAAATGTAAAAAATTGTCGTCAAAAAAAAGTGTAAAAAAATGGAATTTTTTTTTTCAACACTCTATTTTATTTTTCGAAAATGGACAAAAATAATTGTCCAAAAAAGTTTTTAAAAAAAAAGTTTAAAAAAACGGAGGATATTTACCTTTTTTTAATATTTTCCCATCTCTCTCCATTTCGCTGAAATATTATGAATTATCTCTCTATCTCTCTACTTCCGAAGAAATAGAAAGTAAAATAAATGTTGAGATGATGACAATCCCGATTATGTAAATATTATCATTTGGTTTGTATTTTATTTTTAGAGAGAAGAGAGATAAATCTAAAAATAAAAATAAATAATATACTTTTTACATTTAAAAAAACCGATTATTATAAAATTGATTAAATATGTGTGTATTAATTTATATAAAAATTGACGAATGTGTATTCACGAAGAGTGTAAAAAACGGCCATACTTCAATATAGATGGTCAAACAAAAGGATTATATTGTTCTCAACATAAATTGGATGGAATGGTAGTTGTGATCAAAAATCAAACTTGCATTCATGAAGGGTGTAAAAAGTGGCCATACTTTAATATAGAGGGTCAAAGAAAAGCATTATATTGTTCTCAACATAAATTGGATGGAATGGTAGATGTGAAAAAGAAAACTTGCATTCATGAAGGATGTAAGGTTAGGCCATACTTTAATATAGAGGGTCAAACAAAAGGATTATATTGTTCTCAACATAAATTGGATGGAATGGTAGATATCAAAAATCAAACTTGCATTCATGAAGGGTGTAAAAAACAGCCAAACTTTAATATAAAAAATCAAACAAAAGGATTATATTGTTCTCAACATAAATTGGATGGAATGGTAAATGTCGTATCCCAAATGTGTATTCATGAAGGGTGTAAGTTTAGAGCAAGCTTTAATATAGAAGGTCAAACAAAAGCATTATATTGTTCTCAACATAAACTGGATGGAATGGTAGATGTAATACATGAAACTTGTAAAAGCGAATGGTGTTCAACACGAGTTCATATGAAATACGATGGATATTGTCTATTTTGTTATATGAACTTATTTCCAGACAAACCAGTATCGCGGAATTATAAAACCAAAGAATATGCAGTGATTGAATATATAAAAACAAAGTTTCCCGATTATAATTGGATATCAGACAAAATAATAAGTGGTGGTTTTTCAAAGCGAAGACCAGATTTATTATTGGATTTGATATATCAAATTGTAATTATAGAAGTAGATGAAAACCAACACATAGATTATGATTGTAGTTGTGAAAATAAACGTATTATGGAATTATCCCAAGATGTAAGACATAGACCCATAATATTTATCAGATTTAATCCAGATGATTACGAAAAAAACGGAATAAAAATAACTTCGTGTTGGGGTCAAGATAAAAAAGGAATATGCATTGTAAAGAAAACAAAAAATAATGAATGGAACCAACGATTGAATGTGTTAGAAGAGCATATCAATTACTGGATAACCCCTAAAAATAAAACAAACAAAACAATTGAAACAATTCAGTTATTTTATGATATGTAAAACCGGCGTTTGAAATAAAAATAAATGATAAAAAATGAAAAAATAAATGAAAAAATGAAAAAATGAAAAAATAAATCTAAAAATGAAAAAATAAATGATAAATCTAAAAATGAAAAAATAAAAAAATAAATGAAAAAATAAACGATAAATCATATACTGCCCCTAGAGGCGACAATTGTTTTGGATTTGATTTTCGTTGAACATTTGATAGCAACAGTTATTCGAGATATTGTTTCCAAGGAAATTTATATTTTGCGGGGTCCAATTTGTAACATACGTGTATATGAAAAAAACGGAGAGCATGGATAGTGCATTGGAGCCGATGAGTAGACATTTTAAATTATATTTTTGTGTTCTCTTATCCCACATAAACGTCAAACTGATGATCAATCCATAAAAAAATCCCAACCAGTGAAACAAGTACGCAACGTTTTCGACTTTAATAAGAAAGAAACTTATTGTTTCAAATGCTATAATGATAACTAGTGTAAATAATAGCATTCCTTTCATAATTTTGTCCATGTATTTAGAATTAATTGCGTAATCGGCCAGTAAACTTCCAGTGTAAGCAAAAACAATGTGAGAACATCCTATCACTTTTGTATATGGATTGAAGAAACTATATGTAAGTCCAGAATAGATGGAAACGAGACCATAAATCAATAACACTAATTTATAATTATAAGAAGATTCTATAATGTACATCAACGGAAATAATAGGATTGTATTACAAGCAATATGTTTTATATTTGCATGAACAAAAGAGATTGTAAAGAATCTCCAAAATTCCAATCGTAAATCCCGACAGTCCGGATAGTATGATACGATTCCAAAAAAAAACGGTTGATAATTTGGCGATACTTTTTCAGTACTTAGTTCATTTAAATAAAATAGACCGGTGATATAACTAGCCCATATAAATAAATTAAAAATAATATAAATAAAATTTACATGTTCATTGCGAATATAGTAAGATATCAGACCATTCCTATTAAATGTATAGTAAATAATATTATTTCCATATGGTTGTTCATTTATTATATTCATATTACGAAGAAGAGCTGAATATAATAAATTTTATTGTTTAAGTTTGATTCCTTATCACATTATAATTTTTCTGTCTCCGTTTGACGATGACGATGACCCAGCTGAACCATTTTCATTTCCATCATTTTCTCCCGTTTTTTCAATCATCAAAATAGAAGGTAAATTTTCGGTTTTTATTTCTTCTTTTTTCTTTTCAATGGCTTCTTCGGGGCGTTCATTCGCATGTGCAAACGTTACATCTTCCGGCTTTTCGATTAGATTTTTCTGTGGATTATGTAAATAGATATGCCCTCCATTTTCGACCGCGTACCATCCGAACGGTGGACGAAGCTCATAATCTTTGCTTGGTTGAGGAGTGAACCACATGGTGTCTTTTGTTGATTCATTATAATAATACTCTTTTCCGGATTCCTGGTCTACCAACTTTGTCCACTCTTTCCCCAAGCTGTCTTTCTCTCCTGATTCCAAGTTTCTAGAAGCATTTTGGCTCGCAGCTAGATTTGCGTTTAGCATTTGTACGTCGGAAGAAACGCCGCCAGCCATCTTACCGCCATCGTCAATAATAAATTCTTCCATGTTTTCATTGTCATTGTCATTGTCATCATCCGTTTCATACACTTGTTCTTGACCTTGTTTTACTTTATCATCGATATTATCGTCACCTACATTTCGATCTGAAATAACCAATTTAAACTCATTGGATACGGATTCATCATTCATCTTTTCTCCTCGCCCTCCTTCCATGATGGATTCGATATCCGCGTCCTTTTGTCGAGAGAGAATCTTGTAATTGTCAGAAAATGACATGCTTTCAATTTGGTCAATGTTGTCTTCGGTAATGACGCGCATGACGCAGTTCATGGTTTGCAACTCCTGAATGAGCAGTTTGAGCGAGTACGGTATTTGCACGACGCTAAAAGAGCGACCGAAGCGCGTAATATTCACCAGTTTCGGATTATCCGTGAGCGCGTCGTTGAATTGTATAGGTCCGTCGGCCATCGGGCTCATAAACACGTCGCTGTCCGGATTATAAATGGCCGCCATGCCCGTTTTATTGCAAATCGCCATATAATAATTGTCTCCGCGAACCAGCATGGACTCCTGCAAAAATCGCGTGGCGCCGTGCGCAATAACCCCGTCACGTTCCATTTCGCCGATGCGCAGACCACCGTCATTGGCCCGACCTTGCACCGGCTGGCGCGTCAAATTCGTGTTTGGACCTCGAGCGCGAAAATTGATTTTATCTTTGACCATGTGTTTTAGTCGCATGTAATACGTGGGTCCAATGAAAATTTCGCTTTCAATCTGTTCGCCGGTTGCTCCATTGTATAAAATTTGCGTACCGGTTGAGCTGTAATTTTCCTTTTGAAGCATGCTACCGAACGTGGCGTGTTTATTTCCCAGGTTTACGAATGCGGTGCAGTCGCCGAATGCGCCGTATACCACGCACGCTTTCGCCATGATGGTTTCCACAAATTGTCCAATAGTCATACGCGACGGAAACGCGTGCGGATTCACAATTAAATCGGGGCGCACGCCGTCTGCAGTAAACGGCATGTCCTTTTCCGGAATAATGAGACCCACGGTTCCTTTTTGGCCGCACCTAGACGCGAATTTGTCTCCGATGTTCGGAGCGCGGTCTTCGCGAATGCGGACTTTGGCGATACGGGATGGAATGTCCGGATTTGCCGCCTCTGTAATGTACGTTTTATCCACGTACCCGATCTGTCCTTTCTTCGGACGAATGGATGCGTCGACAACTTTACCTGGATTTTTAGAATTGGTGACCACTTGACCGATGAGGACGCTTTTTTCAGTGACCATTGTATTTTCTAGAACAAGACCGCTTGCGTCCAAATTGCTGTAGTCGTACCCTTCGCCGCGGCCTGCATTCACCACGGCGTTCTGTTGCTGGTAGTCGTTCATATTGACAACACGCGAATCCACGCGTTCGCCGGACGACTGTTTGCTCTCTTCGCGGGTTTCGTACATGTTGTAATAGCTCGTGCGAAAGAGGCCGCGCTTAATGGACCCCTCGTTGAACAAAATGGAATCCTCGACATTGTAGCCGTTATAGGACATGATGGCGACGATTGCATTTTGGCCGTAGGGATTTTGCTCATTGTTGAAATATTTGAGGTAGCGCGTTTTTACGAGCGGGATCTGCCCGGCATTTAAAACGACGCCCATCTTATCGAAGCGCTGCAAAAAGGACGTATTGTACATGGAAACTGCCTGTTTCGACTGACTGCACGAAAACGTGTTGCGTGGAAGCTGGTTGTTCTCCGGAAATGAAATTAAATTTCCCATGACGCCAAACATGAGAGACGGGTGTATATCCGAATGCGTGAATTGCGCCGAACCGGATTTTACTTCGTCGTCGGGGCGAAACGCAAACAACGCGTTATTTTCTTCCGACGCGTCAATGTATTCCAGGACTGCCATTCTTGGCGCCATGCGCTCAAACGTGATTCCTTCCGGCAAGTTATCGTAGAGTTTCATGATGCTTGTAATGTCGTCCGTGTTGTAGAATTCGTTGTGGTTCATTCGTTTGACTCCGAAACCGCCGACAAGTTCATTCCAGTTGAATTTGCGCTGTTTCAGCATTTCCAAGACGGATTTAGCTTGAAATGCAAACATGTGCTTGTCGCTATTATAGTAATACACGGGGCGACAGGCGCGACCGCTGTCTGTGAAAATCTGAATTTCGCGATACTGGATATCCCAGGAGCAGCTGACATGAACGGGTATAAACGACAAGCGCCGACACGTTTTAATACGGTCAACTACGAGTTCCGGATCCGAAACGACGCCGATCCAGCTGCCGTTTACAAACACTTTTGTTTGATAATACAGGAAATCTTTCGGGTATTTTTCCAACGCCAGCAATTTGATTCCGGGTTCTTTGAGCAACCATCGCGTCATGTCGCTACCATTGCAGCCGTTTGTAATGTGCGCCGAAATTGCGAGATGTTTCTGAAGACCGTCATCCGGCACGTCGACCGGGTCCATGAGACACCATTGTGATCCGTGAAGCAAGCGGGGTTTGATGACCTTTGCGGAAGCGTCGAGCGGCAAATTCACTTTTCTCAAATGGGATATGGCGGAGTTATAAGAAAGGCGGTTCAGGTCTTGTACGATGCCGGCTTGTTTAGTGAACTCGCTGCCGCCCCACTGTCCCTTGAATGCGCGTCGGAGCCCCTCTTCGACAATGCGGTCTTTAAAAATGTCGTCGTATTCTTTCACAATGTCGGTGAAGCGCTCGGATAAAATGGCGGAATTATAATTGTATTTAAAGTCGAGGAGGGTTCGAATGCGCTTGATTTGTTGCGCGTAATACTCGTTGAACAAACTGTGAATCAATTTGCCGGGAATTTTAATGCGTTTGAATTTCAAACTGTCGCGATCAATCGGACTTTCAACGTGCGCCTTTACGCGCACAAGTTTGTTTACCATGTACCCTAAAAAGAACGCTTTGGATTGAAAATTGAGTTCTCCGATTTGCGGCAAGAAAAAGTTCATTAAAATATGCTGGGCTTGGACCACACTTTTCCCCTTGATGAACACGCCAATGTATTCGATGGCGGCGCGCTGGGTGAAAATCTTGTTTGCGTCGTGAACGCTGGGACGAAACAGCTCGATGAGGTCTTCGTTTTCCGACATGTTTAGCAGACACGTTTCAATAATGTCGTAGTCGGAGATGACGCCGAGGGCGCGCATGAGAATGAAAAGCGGAATCGGACGTTTTACGTTGGGAATTTCGACAACGATTTGATTATTGGTGTATCGAGGGGTTGGCGCCACCATGTGCACGCGAAGTTTGCGTTCGGGTTTGGACGTGTCTTCGGAAACGGTGCGTATTTCGACCGAGTGGCTGTATTTATCATCCGGACTGCGCGTTTGAACGTACAGCATGTTATCGGCAAAAATTTCCTGGCTCACAATAATTTTTTCCTTGCCGTCGATAATAAAATAGCCGCCGTGATCGCTCTTGTCCTCGCCGAGATTGTAAATGACGTCTTTGGGAAGGCCGGTTAGAATACAGAGATCGGAATGAACCATAATAGGAAATTTTCCGAGTAATATTTGCGGGAGTGTAATAGTTACAGTTTTTTCTTTTGATACCGTCGCTGCTGCCGCCGTAGATTGCTCTTCTTCTTCTACGACGGCGATCTGATTTACATTGTCGAATTCGACTTCAACGTCGTAATGAATTGTCACGCCATACGTCATATTTCGAAGACGCGCCTCGTTCGGATACATGTAATGAACACGCGATGTTGCACCCGTTTCATCATATATAACCGGTTTTCCGTAATATATTTTATCGCCATTTTTTCCACCGAGATAAAAACGGGAAACGTTTCTAAATGTGTCGTTTTTTTCATCTTTTTCTTTTTGGAAGACGATGGGGTTGTGTTCTTTGAATATTTGACGTATGCCGTTCAGCATGAATTCATTGTAGGAGTCGATTTGGTGTGCTACCAAGAGATTGGTATTATCGTTGAAAAGCTTATCAATAATATTCCACGGGATTGTTTCATTGAATAGTTGGCTCGTTGTATCATCGCTGCCATCATCATTGACCTTTTCTTTCTCTCCCTCTCGTTCTTCTACTTCTTCTTTTGCTTCTTCTTCTTGTCTCTCTTCTCGTTCTTCTTTTGCTTCTTCTTCTTGTCTCTCTTCTTCCAACTCTTCTCGTTCTTCCGGATTTGGATTTGGATTCGACTTTGGTTTGGACTCGGATTCGGATTCGTGTTCGGGTTCGAGCGCAGATGCTTCGATGACAATTTTTTTTTTAGATTCAGGTGATGATGACATGATGAAAGATAGATAAGATAGTTATAATATATATATTATTTATATTATGAAGATGATATATATTTAATTTGTTTCACTTTAATTAAATATATATTCTACTAATTTTATTTTTTACTTTACTTTATAAAAATTATAAATAAAGTGAATTAGATAATTATACTAAATCAAATCACTACTTCACTTGTATTGTACGGTTTTTCCACCGCCTTCACGACTTTCCTTGTACGCTTGTTTCGTCCTTTGGTCTAGCGAGTGGTCGTAGTCACTGTAAGATGAGTACTGTCCTCCGCTGCCATCTGCGTTGTATCGATTTCCTGCAAACTGCGGACTTGGCGAAAACCAGTGTGTTTGTTCGGACCCCGGTGGTGCAACATTGTTTTGGTCGTCTTGTCGTCTCATCCTCATTTGTGACGGCGGTTGTTGCATTTGCGCCTCTACTTGCTGCTGATAAAACGGCGAAGCAGAAGACGATGTGGGCGGAACGGACGTGGTTCTATTATTTAAAAGGGACCCGACCATGAAAACAAAAATAAAAAATAGAATAAAAGGAAGAAGGAGCAAGAACCACGCAAGTTGGTTGTATCCATAATTACAAAGTGCATTCAAGATAAACGTCCATAGAGCCACGTATAAAATTTTCATAATAAAAAGAGGGGTGGTGTTTTGAACAGGACATTGAACGTTCCCGACACAGTACATGTTTGGAGACCTGCCATAATTTTGAAATGCAATCAAAATGATTCCGATTGCAGAGAGAACGAGATAAACGGTTGCGGGAGTGCACAAATTCATGTAAGAGATGTAATTTATAAACTGTAAATTATAAATTATACAAATATTTTAATTTAAGATTATGCTAAATAAATTCGTTATTTATTTGGTAATTATAAACTTTAAAATATATAAAAATACGTTATTATATCATATCATACGATTTGAAATGGGTTGGTTATAAGGTTTTGGATCTGGAGGGGGGGCTATTCCTGCCATTCTAGCATTTAACTTACCAAGCGAAAACGTTGCATTGTCGTAAATACTGCCTAGAAATCCGCCTCCCTTAATATTTCTTCTGCTTCTTTTCCTTGATCTGCCGCCGCCGACTTGTCCGAGTTTTGCAAGTTGTGGACCGAGTTGCGTAGGAAATCTAGCACTACCGAGCGGTTGTCCGTCGTCAAATTTAGGAACATGTCCGGTTCCGACCCCATTGGGACTGAGAGGAAAATAATTACCACGTAAACTATCCGGCGTCCAAGGTGAAAAAAAACTCCGCCCCCCCGTTTGAATATTACCGCCGCCTCCATTAATTTTACCCATTCGTATATTACGAATTATTTTATTGCGCCTCCTATTTTGTTTTATTTGTTCCATCATTTTTGATGACCTTGATTTTCTTTGCGTTTTTCTGTGTTTACCATTATGCATTTTTCTAGTAGTTGACATTGGTATATGTTTTTCGTTATGTTATGTTATCTTATGTTATATATATAACAATATAATAATTAATTAAAATATTTATAAAATAGTTATTTTCATATTTTTATAATCATTTTTCTAATAATCATCTCCTAAAAGTAAATTTGAATGAAGATTTTTATTTTTCGGTTTATTATGTGTTTTGCGCCGGTAATATAATTTAAGATTACGCAGTATATTTTTTATACCCGCACAACATCCTGTGAAGCATTGGCAGCAACGGGTTTTACCGAAATCATTATGGTCATAGTTTTCATACAAGGGGTTTTCGTAAAACATGTCTACTGTGTGTATGTGCGCGTGTGCGTGTATCGATACATAACAGTCGCATTTTCATTTTAAATGATTTTAACATGTTTTATTTTATAAAAATATATAGTCATAAAATAAAATATATGTAAAATATAAATAATATTTTAATCAACGAAATCAACGAATCAACGAAATCAAATGAAATATAAATCATCGTCATCGTCATCATTTAAATGTTTGCCGAATATGTTTTGTATAAGAAACACTACAATTTTGTTCATTGTCATATTAAGCGCGATTGGTATTTATTTTATTTATTCTAATTATTCTAATTATTTTAAAATGGCGCCAACACCATCCGCGTCGTCCATGTCTATGCAATCTATGCCATCTGTGTCCATGTCGCCGCCCTTACTCATGATGTCGTCAAGGGCGGCAAATAGCGATGTTCTCGAAGATCCGTATGCGCCTCCGTTGAGAAATGACAGTTATTTCGGCGGAATCGGTCAAAACAACATGATGATGCCAATGATGGCCGCTGGCGTGCCGATTAATATTCGAACGCAAGGTCCGCCGGCCAACACAAACTATCGGCAGGTGGGACTGTTGACGCGCATCAACGGGAAAGAAACCATCCTGCCGCTAATGGGTCGCCCGCTTCAAAAAAATCGAGACAAGTGGCAGTTTTATACCATGAGCGACAAGAATAACTCGGTCAAACTGCCCATATCGTTTAAGAAAAAGAGCTGCACTAGCGAATACGGCTGTGATAACATTTACAACGGGGACACGGTGTATGTGGAAGGATACAAGGACGCTTTCCAGGCCACGATATATGATAACGCTGTCATGGAATATTTTTAGAACTTTGAATCAATGAACGATGTGAAACAACTTTAATAATGAAGAGAAAATATCAAAAATAAAATCAAGTAGAAAAAAAACTTAGTTCTTTTTGTATAAGACGAAGAGCGGTCTTTGATGTTTTGTCAGCGATTTGGTCTCTATCGCCGTTAAATTTCTTTTTTATAACTGTAACTCCGAATTTTGATGACAGAGCAATATAAACCGTTCCTATCTCATTTTTACCAACCGGACTTGGTCCAGCAACTCCTGTAGTTGAAACGGCGACTACTTTTGATAACTTTAATGAATTTGCAGCTGCAAATTTTTTACGAGCACCGATTGCCATACGTTTCGCAACTTGCTTACTTACACTCGTTTTTTTTATAATTAAATCCGAGTCAATTTCAAGTAGTTTCGATTTTGACGCATCTGTATAAGCAACGATTGATCCAAGAAACGCGGCAGATGAACCCGACGTTTGTGTGATTTCAACAGCCAATCTACCTGATGTTAAAGACTCTGCACAACAGAGCCACACTCCTTTACTTTTTGCCAAATCAATGATATTCATAAGAATATTTTATAATATTTTACAATATTTTACAATATGTTATAATATTTTACAATATTTTACAATATGTTATATATAAAGAAAAAAAACAAAATATGGTTATCAAATATACATATATTTATTAAATGTATTAAAGGTTTCGTCATATTTATATGAAAGACAGAATTACCACAACAGCATAAAAGCAGATAAAAATAGAAAAAATGTCGTCGTTCGATATACGCACGGCGGTAACAGAGATGTTTATGATACAACAAATAAAAACTGGAATTATATGGGCAGATGCGTTACTGTTTGCATTTTTTATATTCACGCTTTATCAGGGAGTGATTATTACCAATGTGAACAGCGTGTATAAAAAAATACAAGTAATTAAAAATCAATCCGTAAAAAAAAGTTGGTCCTATCTGACAAATAAATTCAAGAAAAAGTCGATCATGTATACGGGTTACATGTACAGTAGCGGATATCGAACCATTGCGACGTACGTTGACTACCCGTCACCGATGATTCATGTTCTAGACTACATGCAGAAACACGTGTACAAGGTTGAAAACACATACAATATAAAGTATTGCGAGGTGATAGATTTAGAGACAAATACAAGAGTGAAAACATTTATTCCTGCAGAAGAAATGGTGTCATTCGAACTATATCCGGATATTTACATTGAGCTATCGAGTAACAAAAATTCTGCAAATCAAGATAAAAAAACGGATTTTTTCGATTTTTCAACAGTTCATTTTTATATTAAAACGTATGAACACGATATTTCGCATATACACTCGTTTATTAAAATGTGTGAAGAAAAGTTTGAAAATTCGATTAATGATCAGTTGTCAAAGCAGAAATATATTTTTAAATACAACCACAAAAAGACGGTAGGTGGAGGTGAAGAACGATGTTATGATGACAGCGACTGCAGAGGTTCAAGATACGTCGGCATTAAATGCGACGAGTACCCGCTGGTAACAAACAAGCATTTGATTCGCAATTGTTTTTTTACGCAGAGGGATGCGTTGATCAAGCGAATTGATTTTTTCATTCACAATGAGCAGTGGTACAATGACCGCGGCATTCCTTACCAGTTGACGCTGGTTTTCGAAGGGCCGGCGGGGTGCGGCAAAACATCAACGGTAAAGGGAATTGGTGCATACACAAATCGGCACATTGTAGACGTTGATTTGAATGGCATCAAAGACGTGTGCGAACTCGAGAACATATTCAACGGAACACACATCAATGGAAAATATATTCCTTCGAACAAGCGGATTTTCATGATTGACGAGATTGACAAGTTCTTTGAACTCCTGGATGATAGGGAACAGAAGGAAAAAATGAGATTAGCGGCGAGCAAGGAAACGGCCAATTCAAGTATTGTAATTGTGAGTGATGGGATTAGTGGTGGTGGAGGGGGCGGCGCTACCGGGACAACAGAAAATAGGTTTGGATCCAATTTGGCATCAACGGCTGCTGCGATAAGCGGGTGCGCCAACAAGACGTCCATGAATGATTTGACCAAGGGGCAGATTCTGAGTATTATGGATGGAATAATCGAGGCAAAGGGGCGGTTTATTATTTGCACGGCAAACGACACGTCAAAAATCGACTCCATATTTAAACGTCCCGGGCGAATGGACGAATTCGTTCATTTTACGAAATGCGACGCGCGGATGATTTTACAGTTGATGGACCTATTTTATGACGGAGTCGTTGACGAGAAACGCGTGTATTCCAAAGGGGAGCTGGAGCGATTCCAAGGAGTTGAATTTAGAGTATCTCCGTCGGAACTGAATAAAATATGTTTCAACAATGTTTCTTCGAGAGAAGATGCGGAAAAACAAGTTTTAGAATCAAATGGTTTGCGTGATTGAATAAAAAGTGCAATGTTTTAGTTTGATTCGGTATATGAATTTACTTGAATTGACTTGTCTATTGTCCATACATTAAAAAATTTATTTTTATTTTTATAGTTATTATGATATAAAAATAAAAGCACAGTATATATATAATAGTATATATAAAATGCAAAGTATACAACAATTACAACAGTTGCAACAGTTACAGCGAAATGTGGTGCGACAACAACCGCAACAACAGCAACAACAGCAACAACAGCAACAACCGTCGTCGCATCAGGTACAAGTTCCACAAATTGATGTAAACGTAAAGAATGCAATGGAGTCGTATTCGGAAAAAGAGAAACTGGTCTTTGAATTTCTGAAAAATATTATTATCAATTTGATTCTCTCGATTAAGCAGCTGCGAGTCAAGCTGGAGCCAATTTTGAACCAGCCGAACGTGATTTATGCTGAAATTTTCAAAGTGTACGAGGAAATTAAGGCGGAATTCACGGCGAGCGATATCGAGAATATAGAGTCGGTTGTATCGATAACGAGTTGCGTGAATGACATGAACGGCATATTTACGACGGCGTTTACGAACATTATGGAAGACGGGAAGATCGACATGAATGATGCCGTGCATTTTATGACATTCATTCATCAAATTATCAACTTGTTCAATGAATATACGGCGAATCAGAATTTTAAAGTGTCGCTTTCATCCGAATGCATTTTACACTTTTTATACTTTATTGTGAAGAGTATTTTAGTTTTGACGCTGGATGGGGTGGAAGAGGCAAATGCGGTGCAAATGCTGGACGCGTCGATCAAACTGATAAAAATTACCGTTTTGCCGATTACAAAATGCAAATGTAAATATTTTTGTTTTTCGTGTAATTGAATCATATTGATCCATTAAAATAAAAAAAAGTTTTTTGTTTTTTTTTGTGTTTTATAATTTGTATTTTGTTTTACTGTGTTGATTGCTTGTTACTGGTTTGATTGAGCATTGGGATATCTTCTTTTGATTCCTCCGCATAGTGATGATGTTTGTGTAGTAGTTTGTGTAGTAGTAGTAGCTGAAGTGGTGACATCAGTAGTAGTAGCGAATGCAAGTGTGATTTTGCGCGAGAATGTAATGACATTTTTGGTGACGGAATTCTCTTGGCTGGGATGCAGGATGAATTCTCCTGAGGCGGTCTGTTGCATGCGCTCAATGCGAATTGATGTTGATGTCACTTTGACAATACGACCGTATTCGCGGACACCCTTGCTGACAAACGTGCAAATTTGTCCGAGCATAAGACGAGCGTCTCTAGGAGTAGTGATGCGGCTGATGCAACGAGAAGTGGAAGTAGTGTGAACTTGAGCCATTATAATATGTGTCTTGTTGTCTTTGTATCTGATAAGTATGTAAACACATTTTGAATTTTCAATTTATGTTTTTTACACTGCAAAAATGATGCAATATTTATTTATTTCATCATAAAAACAAATAAATGAAACGAATGAATTGAAGAAATGTACGACCAAATAATTTTATTACAACCTTTTCATTTGTACCTTCATTTTAATAAATTGTGGTAAATTTATTAAATCTACATTTACATGGAATTTTGAAATTCTAAAAAATGTTTTTCGATTTTTAACCATGTGATTTTTAAAACTATGGTCATTGGGATCATAGTTACTGTAACGCGTATTAAAAATTCGCTTATTTAAAAACGAGCAATAATAATCGTGCATTCCGTGCGGTTTTAATTTTTTCATAATATCGTGAACGAAATTTTTGTGATTTTCATCGTGAGTTGTCGTTTCAATAAAAAGTTGATATTTTTTATTATCGAGAGTAAAAAGTTGAGATGTTGGCATTTTATTATAATGGTCTTTAACATTTGACAATTGTCTATTAAAAACATAAACAATGGACCACTTCCAATACTCGTATGAGCGGTTGTTATAATACTTGATGTATTCTTCAATGCACTCTTTCAACATGGGATCATTTTTTCTTGCGGCAATAAAATGAGGATTAAAATTTCTGTTGTGTTTTGTGATGCAGGTAACAAGATCGGAATTGTGGGACAAGAACGCTTTCAATGGAACAAACGGATGAATGTCTGCGTCGACGTAAATTCCGCCGCACTTGTAGAGAATACATACCCTCCAAAAATCCGACTTGATTGGACCATCTGGTATAAACTTGAATACGCTTTGATGAAGTTCTGAAAATTGTTCGAGTAAAAATTTCTCGCACATGGCATCGTCGAATAATTTAATTTGATACGTTGGATTTAATTTTTTCCAAAAATTGTATGTAATGCGTAAACAGTCTATATTTTTATGACAAATGTATATTATTTTCGGAATTTCTTTTTGAGCATCGGTATCTAAAATGGCTGATGACTGCAATGACTCTACAATAGGTTCACTAGGTGATTTTTTATTTGTTTCTGAATTCATTATTCCGTATTTGTATTATAATATATACTATATTATTATTATTATTATTATCAACCTTACTATTATTACACAAACCTAAAAATGTAAAACACGCTTAAATATGATAAAAATCCGACAGTTTATATATTGTATTTATTTATATTTTTACGAAGAAATCACGAATAGTAATTATTATTATTATTATTATTATTATTATTATTATTATTATTATTATTATTTATTCTTCAAGCGGTGGTGCCGACGGTTTTACGATTGTATCACCTTCGCCTTCAATTTCAAGCGGGGGGGCAGATGGCGCTGGTAATTGAAACGCAATATTGTTAGAAGGTGATGATGCGGACGATAAAAGCTGTATTAAAAAATCATCTATAGTATTTCGATCGGCTTCTTTTAAAGTTTTACAATTTGCATTGCATTTAGAATTTTCTATATCTTTTTGTGATGATTCATAGTCGTTTTTTATAGCGTTTAATTTTTGTTGTAGTGAATCGACTTTTTTATATAGGTTAACATTTGATTTTATTCTTGCAAGTTTCTTCGAAATAAGTTGAGAATCACTCGATGACATAATGTATATTTATATGATATTCACTTCTTTTCACTTTGATACTTTACAAATAAAAATAAATCAATCAAATAAATCAAATAAATCAAGTCAAATGAATGAATTAAAAATATAAAAAAAATAAGTATATATAAGATAAATATAATATTGCTATAAATAAATAAAAATAAAATATATTGTTATACTAAAATACGAAATAAAAATCAGTTTATAAAAAATACATATACTTGATATTATTTAATAGAATAAGATTGATGAGCTGTCCAAATTCCGATTCCCCAATCAACATATCAACAACTGCGAATGTTCTGAGTTGTCAAGTGTTTTGTTCCTATATGCACCAGTACAAAGACAGCGCGTGCACTGCAACTTATTTTCCGGATCACATTAAACTAAGCTATGACGCGACGACCAGCGCTGCCGTAACATTTAATAATGAAGGATACAATGTGCGCGAAATCAATATTTATGCGCCATCGATTCACATGTACGATGGTAGTCCGGCAGATGCCGAGTTGCTTATTCTTCACGACGGTGCCGGGAAAAAATTAATCGTTTCCATTCCGCTCGTCCAATCAACCAGTGCGACAACGCCATCGGCTAAAATATTGGACGAAATTATCGGGAAATTTTCCTCGACGGTCGACAAGACAAAAACAAACGACAGCCAGCTTATCAATGTTCACAATTATAATATGGAAAATTTTATACCGAGTTCTCCTTATTATTTTTATATTGGCGGCGCACCATTTTCGCCGTGTGACGGACAGTACAACTTTATTGTTTTTGATAGGACAAAGAGTCCGGTAACCATTGGAAGCGACACGCTGAAAACGCTTACAGGAATGATACAGTCGAGCGGGATTCAAGCGGTTACGAGGAGCGACTACTATTACAACTCGTCAGGTCCGAATGTGAAACCGGGAATTAATAAAGATGAAATCTACATTGAGTGCAATCCAACGGGCGAAGATGGAGAGATTTTGTATCAGACGCCGCCGCCGTCGATGATGGGTTCAGAAATCGGCGGCGCGTTGAGCATGGATAGTTTGATGCACAATCCGTATTTGAATGTTGCGATTGGAGTTGGGCTCTCTTATATGGCGTTAAAAATGGTTGGTAAAATATTAAACTGAAATTGATATACATTGATATAAAAAATATTTTTTTTGTTTTTGTTTCTTTTGTTTCTTTTGTTTATTTCACAAAGGAGATTAAATTGCCATAATTCCGCAAACGTGTTGGCGCGTGCAACTGGCATGAAATGCGGGTTTGATGTAGTGAGGAAGACATTCAAATTCGGGTGTAAATGTAGTTTGGCTAATTTTTGTAAACATTCTTGTTGTAATGTCGTCAACGTCTTCGAATGATGAAGATGATACGGACGATGACTTGTGAAACACTTTGAATGTGATTTTAAAACTGTAAACATTTTCTTGTGAAATGCGAGTTGATGAGGAGGAATCAGGAATGGATACAATTTCATCAATCTCCAAGTTTGAAATTTCAAGTTTTTTTGCGTCTTGCAGTTGTTGGTTGAAGGCGTGAACTGTCACTGAACGCCTGAGGTGAGAAAGAAGATCGGTTAATGCAAACTGAGAAATGTTGCTGATGTCAAGATCGACGCCGAAAAATCCAAAGTTAAAGGAAACGGTGATTTCGCTCGCAACAGACCTAACGGATTGTTTTGATTGTGTGGATTGCATGATCGAGTTGAAAAATAGTTTGAGAACCGAAATAGAAGATAGACTACACGATTTAAAAAATAAAAAAAAGATTTCAATTTTTATTTTTTGCATATTATTTTTTACCATTTTTTAACATTTATTTATTAGATCGATGTTGTTGCGCCATCATTTCTATTAAGAATATTGAGAATATTAAGAATATATTCTATATATAATTAAATATTATATAGAATCAAATTAAAAATAAAATGAAAATAAAGTATATAAACGTCATATAAATGTCCAATATTCGCAGGTTTACTAAATTGGTATTCGTAAATACAGTAAGTTTCAATAATGCGCATATAAAATACCCGTTGGACACTTCTACTTCTCATGATCGCGATAATAATGTAGATAATGATACGGAAAACATGGCAACTGCTAAGCGATTTTTTGATGATTTCATGAGACGAATTGAAAGCAACAACAAGGATAAAGAAACGAGTAAAAATGAGGATCGTGTCGGAGAAAAGCAATGTGTAAAAAAAAGCTACTAAATTCTGACTGCATCGTGCGTGTCATTTAACACGGGTCTATAGGTTCCTTTGACCGAGATACTATCTTGAAACGGCGCCATTTGCTGAACCACTTCTTCTTCGAGGGTTACCGGCATGTCATTCAAACCGGAAAAATAGGTGGATTTTTGTACTTCGCTGGGGAGAAACAGGTTCATCCCGGCGGTTCCGGTGCTGACACGAGACCGCTGAATGAAAATGATCAACGCGACCGCTCCCAGCGCGGCTACGAGCCAAATCTTCACGGATTTGCAGAGAAGAATAAAGAGACCGGCGACAACGAGGTAACCGCCTACAGTATCCACGAAGGACGCGAGGAAATAAGGCGTTCGAATGTTGAATAAAATATAAATAATAAATAAAACGAGTAAAAGCAGTTCACTTTGATTGTCTTTACGCGATAATGTTCTAAATGTTTCCATTTTTATTTTTGATTAATATTGAATTATTAATTACTATGTATTATTATTAATATAAATATATATTTTTTTATTTTTTTTTATTTTATATATTTATAATTGAAATATAAATTATAAATATAATATAAAATATAAAATAGAATATAATGGCTGGAGCCGCTGAAGATGCAATGAGTAAACAAGAAGACGCACAGAGTTTACAATGGTTAACAGAAGAGTTTGGTCATGAATTCGGTCGTCAAATTTTTGAAACAATTCAAACGGAATATGGAACACGGCTTCCAGATATAAAACCAAAGTATAGAACCGTATCAAGTATAAATAAAATGATAGACAATATAATATCGTCTATACATCCAATTATCGAAAGAGCTATTGCAACAGCTATTGCATCGGGTGATGAAAATGATGTAAAGATTGCCGGCGATATTGCTGATAAAGCCATTATACGTAAATATTATATAACATTGTTTCTTTCAAAGTATTATGAAAGCGTTCGAGGAACTCCAGAGTTAAAATCAGAATTAAAAAAAAATATTGATAGAATAAGAAAAAGGTTATTTCCTATTCTCTTTGATTCTCTAATAGACAGATCTAATACATGGTTATGTGACAGGATAGATGAGTTAATAAAAGAAAATAAAGCAGGTTTTCCTGAACCCCCAAGACCAATACGTGATGAAGCAGAATCGGCGCGTTCAGCTGTGATAGAGGTAATAGGGCAAAGGCGAATGCAAGAACAAATGCAACCATCTGACGACCAAACGATGACACTTGGAATGGCAGCGGCACCAAGCGAATTCCCTCCTCTATTTGCTGCAGAAGAACCATTAGATGAAGATGAAAAACTACGACAAGACATACGAGAAGCAATATTAAATATTGAAAAAAGCGAAAAAATTGATTTGGGTGATCGTTCAACTCATGGTTTAGTATTTACAAAAATATTCGACATGCCGCCTTTTGATTCAATGAAAGGCGTAGACACACCAAAAAATAGAGAGAAGTTTGAAAAAATGCAAGATATATTTTGGGACGATATTGAATTACTATTATCTGAAAGACAGGGCGCGCCCCCGTCCGTCATTTTTTCACCTGGAATTCCCACTTCACGCCAATTAGAAAGAAGGTTGCGCGCCGAACAATTAGGATGGAGATATGGACCACTACCACGCGGAGCTGTTGCATTATTTCCCGATCCTGATAAAAAGGATCCCGATCCTGATAAAAAGGATCCCGATCCTGATAAAAAGGATCCCGATCCTGATAAAAAAGGAGGGAATAAAAGAATGATGATAAAATCAAAAAAAAATAGTAAAATGCATTCTAAAAATAAAAGGCGTTCTAAAAGGCGTTCGAATACACGACGACGTCGTCGCAATTCTTATAAATAAAAGTTAGAATACTAGCATTTTTAGAAAAATATTTTTAAATAATTATTTCTACATGATTATTTAAAAATTGAAACATTTCTTATAAATTCAATGTCATGTAGAATAGAATAATCAAAAGTCATTTTAAGAATTCATAGGAATGAAAACAACAACACGCGAAAAACAAGAAAAACAACAAGAAGAGAAACAAGAGAAACAATCGAATGGAATAATAAAAGTAAAAGCATACTTGGGGTATCAGGGATACTCTATATTTAAAGAAACGATTTCGGTAGAACAGCAACACGCAATAAGAAAGGAGCTCATGGTGAATGCGCACATTCCGAAATCGCCCGTTCAACCCGCGCCGTTTCCCGTGTATCGTGAATCGCTGCTCAAAATATACGTTCCGCGCTATTTTGGAATGGAACGCTACGGGTCATCAAATATCGAAAATAAAATAGCGCCGGGACATAAAATCGCCTTGAAATTTGCGGGCGAACTCAGGGACTACCAAAACGTCATCGTCGACAAGTACTTGAAAGCGGCCACAACGACAAATGCGAATTGCGGCGGAGGCGGACTTTTAGATGTTGATCCGGGGAAAGGAAAAACGGTCATGGCTCTAAAAGTAATTGAACGTCTCGCCGTAAAAACGCTGGTTGTCGTGCATAAAAGTTTCCTGACAAATCAGTGGAAGGAACGAATCGAGCAATTCTTGCCGGGCGCCAGGGTTGGCACAATTCAAGGCCAAGTGTTTGACATCGAGAACAAGGACATTGTCATTGGAATGGTGCAGTCGCTGTCGATGAAGGAGTATCCGCAAAACGCGTTTGAGTCGTTTGGACTCACGGTTTTTGACGAGTGTCACCACATGGGCGCGGAAGTGTTTAGTCGCTGCATGATGAAGCTCATGACGACATACACGCTCGGACTTTCCGGAACCATGCAGCGCAAGGACGGGCTTTCAAAAGTGTTCAAAATGTTTTTGGGAGATGTGGTTCATAAAGAAAAGGCGGAATCGGAACACGGCGTTTTAGTAAAAGGCATAAAGTATGTGGTGGATGATGACGAGTTTAATGAAGTGGAATATGATTATCGCGGAAATCCGAAATTCAGCACCATGATTTCAAAGCTGTGCAATTACAATCGACGCAGCGAATTTATTGTGGAGGTTGTAATAAAAGAGCTGCAGCATAACCCGGACCAGCAAATCATGATTTTGGCGCACAACAAGTCGCTGCTTCAGTACTTGTTCAAGGCAATTGAATACAAAAAGGTTGCAACGGTCGGATACTATCTTGGCGGAATGAAAGAAGTCGACTTGAAGTCGAGCGAATCAAAGAAAATTGTCATTGCGACGTATGCGATGGCGTCCGAAGGACTAGACATTAAAACGCTAACCACGCTCATTATGGCGACGCCAAAAACGGACGTGTGTCAGTCTGTAGGGAGAATTTTGCGCACCAAACATACAACTCCGGTTGTGATTGACATTATCGATGCGCATGATTTGTTTATTAATCAATGGCAAAAAAGGAAGGCGTATTATAAAAAACAGAATTATAAAATCATTGTCACGGAAAATGGATTGTATGAAAGCGACGAAAAAAAGGGATGCTGGTTAACGGCGTATATCCCTAAACTAAGTAAGAGTATATCACTGATAAATTGTGACAACAACGATGATGAGGATGATGATGTAACAGTAACGACGAATATGAGTATAACGAATACGAATAGAAAACAACCAGCATTGAATGGTACGTGTTTTCTATAATGAATGATTCTATTGTTTCTCGTAAAGTAAAAATAACTGCGTATAAGTTTATATAAATCTATAACTGTTAATCATACTCTTTTATCTCAACACCATAGACAATAGTTTTAGTTATTCGCTTTGCAGTATGATGTAATTGTGAAAATATTGTTTTTACCGTTTTAAAAATGACTACATTATCATTAGTCTTTAATTCGTTTTTTGAACCCTTTACAATTTTGTTTATACGAGTATAATTTAATTTATTTTTGTCGCTTTTACCACTTTTATCGTTTTTACCACTTTTATCGTTTTTACCACTTTTATCGTTTTTACCACCGTTGTTGTCACTTTTATACATTTTTTTTATATCAGTTATCAAATATGTATATTAGATGTGTATACATTATACATGATATATTAATAAATGTTAATAAAAATAATTGTATTTTATTTTTATAGAAAAAAACTATATTCTGTAAAAATAAAAATGGGTTTGTTATCCTATACAAGAATCAAATGGGGTGTGCAAATTATTGGCAATACCGCTTAAACTTGGTTCCAATTTGACGCCGCCAATCGAATATCCGTTTGTATTTCCGCCGCGTTGCATTCTACGTTTACTTTTATTTTTGCACGCGCACTTGCGTCGGTTACATCTAGCACATCTGCGAGCACCCCCGTTCATAGCAACCGGTGTTTTAATTCCACCAATTGTGGTATAAATATTTCCAGCACCCCCACCCGTGCATCCAGTTACGGCGCCGGTTGGATCTGTAAATCCGGTTCCTCCGAAATGGGCATTAGGGGAGTTTGCGTATTGTGCTGGCGTCAATATCATGTTGCCGCCACCTTTTTGTAAACGGCGTCTAGAATGCGACCTGCTTCGTTTATGACTTTTATTGCGGCGCTTGTCACCGCGACTTTTTTGTTTTCTAGAATGTGCCATTTATTTACGATTTTCTACGACTATAATAAAAATACGATCTATCTATATTATTATTATATTATATTATTTTTTTTTGTGGTGCATTATTTAAAAATTCCTTAACTATTATTTATCATTTTATGTAAAAACTCGAATCTAAAATGAAAAGAATGAAAAACATTCAATACTTTTTACGCGTATTATTTTTTTTATTTCTATTATTATCATTTTTATTAATTTTATTACAATTGATTTTATTAAATTTATTTATCTTTTTATTTATCTTTGAATTTAAATGATTTTTAATTTTATTTTTATTTTCTTTCTTATTAAATGCCGTTGACGTTGATAATGCATTTATTCTTGCATTTATAATTTGCATTTCTAACACTTCAAGATATTTTTCTTTCTTTTCAAGATAATTTTTTATATATTTTTTTATTTTGGCATTTATTTTATTCTCCAATTCGTGTTTATTTTTGATTTTCCCTATTTTCTTTTTCAGCGTTTTTTGTTTTTTTTTATATTTGACATCCTTCATATCCTTTTTTATAGCATTATTCAAAATACTGTATTTTTTGGAAAATCCGCCTGAAATTGCTAGTGTGGTTTCAAGCTGGGATCCAAGCATTTCATTTAATTTATTTATAACATTAATGTTATTGTATTTTGTTTTTGGATACACTTCCAACTCGTAAAATGTGGGACGACGTGATATCATATATTTTTCTTGAATATTCAACGGAACATACGGCGGTTTATTATTTGTTTTATCTTTATCATACTTTTGTTTTTGTATATAGTTTGAAATTATTGTTTTAAAAATAACATTCAAATATATGTTCATAAGCAGAATGCGTGGGGGTGTCACTTCGTAAGGACCGTCATCTAGAATCCCGTCTATTAACATGAATCTCAACCTTGCTCCAGTCAAAAGCGGTCCGGCGGATGCAGACCGGCCGGTCAATCTAGCGCCTGATAACAACGGTCCAGCGGATGCGCCTGTGCCAGTTAGTGAAGCGCCTGATAACAACGGTCCGCCGACCGCACTTGCGCCAGTTAATGAAGCGCCTGTTGCCACTGGTCCACCGGATGCGCTTGCGCCAGTTAATGAAGCGCCTGATAACAATGGTCCAGCGGATGCGCTTGCACCAGTGAGTGAAGCGCCTGTTGCCACTGGTCCGCCGACCGCACTTGCGCCAGTGAGTGAAGCGCCTGATAACAACGGTCCGCCGACCGCACTTGCACCAGTTAGTGAAGCGCCTGATAACAACGGTCCGCCGACCGCACTTGCACCAGTGAGTGAAGCGCCTGATAACAACGGTCCGCCGACCGCACTTGCACCAGTGAGTGAAGCACCTGTTGCCACTGGTCCACCGGATGCGCTTGCGCCAGTGAGTGAAGCGCCTGTTGCCACTGGTCCACCGGATGCGCTTGCGCCAGTTAATGAAGCGCCTGATAACAACGGTCCACCGGATGCGCTTGCGCCAGTTAATGAAGCGCCTGATAACAACGGTCCACCGACCGCACTTGCACCAGTGAGTGAAGCGCCTGTTGCCACTGGTCCGCCGACCGCACTTGCGCCAGTGAGTGAAGCACCTGTTGCCACTGGTCCGCCGACCGCGCCTGTGCCAGTTAATGAAGCACCTGATACTACCGGTCCGGCGGATGCGCTTGCACCAGTTAGTGAAGCGCCTGATGCCACTGGTCCAGCGGATGCGCCTGTGCCAGTGAGTGAAGCGCCTGATGCCACAGGTCCGGCGGATGCGCCTGTGCCAATGAGTGAAGCGCCTGATGCCACAGGTCCGGCGACCGCACTTGCACCAGTTAGTGCAGACCCTGATACTACCGGTCCGGCGACCGCACTTGCACCAGTGAGTGAAGCGCCTGATGCCATAGGTCCGGCGGATGCGCCTGTGCCAGTTAGTGAAGCGCCTGTTGCCACTGGTCCAGCTGACGCGCCTGTGCCAGTTAGTGAAGCGCTTGATGCCACTGGTCCGGCGACCGCACTTGCACCAGTTAGCGCAGACCCTGATAACACCGGTCCGGCGGATGCGCTTGCGCCAGTTAGTGAAGCACCTGATAACACCGGTCCAGCGGATGCGCCTGTACCAGTGAGTGAAGCACCTGATAACACCGGTCCAGCGGATGCGCTTGCGCCAGTGAGTGAAGCGCCTGATAACACCGGTCCGGCGGATGCGCCTGTGCCAGTTAATGAAGCGCCTGATGCCACTGGTCCAGCCGATGCGCCTGTGCCAGTTAATAAAGCGCCTGATAACAATGGTCCGCCGACCGCACTTGTGCCAGTGAGTGAAGCGCCTGTCAGTCCAGCGGATGCGCTTGTTGGTAATACTGCTGGTGTTACTGGTAATACTGCTGGTGCTGGTAATACTGCTGGTGTTACTGGTAATACTGCTGGTGTTACTGGTAATACTGGTAATACTGCTGGTAATACTGCGGGTGCTACTGGTAATACTGGCGCTGGTCCTGGTGCTGCGGGTAGTACTGCTGGTCCGGTAGATACACTACCTTGAGGTCCACTCGATGACGTTTGTGGCTCATATTCTGCAAGGGCTTCATCTAGATCAAATTCAGAAGAAGCAGGAACGCTACTAGGAGGTAATAATGATCCAAATCTACCCGTTAATTCGGCCACTTTTTCATCTAACCCGGTTTTTTGTTGTTCTAATAGACGTCCTGCTTCTACTCCCGCTTGTATTCTTGCAGCTCTTTCTTTTTTTTCTTTTTTTCTGCGTTGGTCTCTTTCTTCTTGTTCTTGTATAAATTTTTGTTGAAGCGTTGTTAATTCGCTTAGTGGATCAACCGCTGGTCCTGCTGGCCCTCCCCGAGCTTGAGCTTGAGGTCGAGATGGACCTAGACCACTTGGTTTTTTTTTATCATCTTTTTTTCCAGGTTTATCTCCATCTCCTTTACCGCCTCCAACCATTTGTTCATTACGATTGGTTAATCCGTCGATATATTTTTCAAAATACGCACTTCCAAAATTAATAATCGTGTCGTTCAAATCGCCGTTTGTATAGGGCAGAGCAAAACGTAGTGTATGATTTAATATTTTCAAGTCAACCGAACGCACGTCAACATAATCTAAACTAACGTCAAAAATATTTTTATAAACATACCGCAACACGCGAAAACAATTGTATAGTATAGTCCTTTTATCAAATAATTTATTGCCATAAATATTATACATTGCATCTTCATCTACAAAGTCAAAAATTTGTCGAATTCGACCATTTGTATTATAAACTCCAATTAGAATGTCTCCGACGTTTAATCCAACAATCGATGCAACACTTTCTGCCTCAATGCTTGTTATTATGTTGTAGTTTTTTGAAGAATCTAATTCAAATTTTACACATTCTTCAGGAGTTAACAATCTTATCGTAAATCCGTAAATTTCGCTGCATTTTACTTTTTTATCTCTCTCGTCTTTATCTCTTAACAATTCATCAAAAAGAATGGGAACAATTGTTTCAATATAGCTAATTGCATCTTTTTTTAAATTATTAACATTTGCTGGAATTGTTATCATTTCAAGTGGCGAATCTGCAGTTGAGTTTGGTGTAATTGATTGAGCTGCTGCTGCTACTGGCGGCGGTGGCGGCGGTGCGGGTGGTGGTGCTAATGATGATGATGATACTAGTGGTGGTGCTGATGCTGATGCTGATGCTGGTACTAGTGGTGGTGCTGATGCTGGTGCTGCTATAGGTTGTGATGGTGGTGCTGCTATGGGTTGTGGTGCTGATGCTGGTACTAGTGGTGGTGCTGATGCTAATGCTGATGCTGGTGCTGATGCTGGTGCTGCTATAGGTTGTGATGGTGGCGCTGGTACTAGTGGTGGTGCTGCTATGGGTTGTGATGGTGGTGCTGATGCTGGTGCTGATGCTATGGGTTGTGGTGCTGATGCTGGTACTAGTGGTGGTGCTGCTATGGGTTGTGGTGCTGATGCTGGTACTAGTAGTGGTGGCTGCGGTGGTCTTGGTGATGATATTCCTGGTTGCAACGGACTAATTTTATATTTGTCAAAAAGATCGGAAACAAATTTTACTACATCTTGTGAGAAATTGTTATTGTTTAGAAGAAAATTTTGTTTGTATTTTTCATAATCTTTAACTGTACTCTGAATTCCAGCATCGAATCTTTGATTCTGTCTTCGTTGTAACCAGTTTTCAAAATTTGGATCATTAAATTTTGCCGTTAAATACGCTTTTTGTTTGTCTTCTAATGATGATGATGTTGGTCCGGATGCTTGTCTTGGTTCTGCCGCTACTACTGGTGGTGGTGCTTTTACTTCTATTGAAGGTGGTGGTGTTGACATTGCGGTAGCCGCTGCTTTGGCTTTGGCAGCAGCATATGTTGCTGCCACGTCTTTATTCAATTCCTCAATGTCTTCAAATTTTACGGGCTTGGTGATAAAACTTAGTTGACCATTCTTATCTTTGGTATACTTTATTAATTCCACACGACCGCCAGAAACAATGACGGCATCAACTGGCATTTGCCATCCTGATTCTACTGTACCATTTGACCGTCTTACCTTTAAATCTACATTTCGATAAGGATCTAATTTTGTTAATACTGGTGCTAACAATTGTGGTGGTGCTGCTGCTGCTATGGGTGCTGCTGCTGCTGCTGCTTTCAATGGCAGTGTTGGCGGCAGCGGTGCCGATACTACAGGTCCTCCCGACGCCGCTGTTGCTGCCGATCCTGTTGCGGCCTTTGATGATAATAATGTAGCAAGGTATGGCGATGGTGCTTCTGCTTCTACTTCTGTGTATGTTGGTACTTTTGTTTCTACTGGTCCTCCCGATGCTGCCGCCGCTTTTATTTTTTCTTCTTGTATAAGCTGACTCGCTAGACTTCTGATGATGTTATTTTGTTTAGGATTTTTACTGTATATTGACCAAACATTGTTTAAACGTGGTTCCTTACTATCAATTGCGTTTAGAAGAACTCTTCTCTCATCTGAAGAAGTATCAGTATATATTTTACTGATGATTTCTTTTAAAGCATCGTATTCTTTTTTCCCCAATGCCATATTTTGTTATAAATATGCAAACCCCTATAATAAATATGCAACCTTATAATAAATATAAAAATGAATATTTGTATTAGTTGGTATCAATGTTAAATATATTTTATATTTTATTATTTTTATATTTTATATTTATTATTTTATTATTTCATAGTATCAAATGATATAATAAATAAAATGATAAACAAACAAACAAACAAACAAACTTGAAATGAATAATGTAAATAATTAAAAAAATCGCCTGGATGCTCGAATCTTCGACTGGGCTCCGCTGTTTAAATTTCCACCGAAACTGGCATCGTTATAGTTACGATTGGACGCCTGAAGTTTTCTAAATCGCGTATAGTCGGAACTGTCATAGACGTATTTCACATTGCACGTGGAAGAAGGGATGCCGGTGTTATCGGGTTGCGGTTGAACGGCGCCGGCCATCGTCTTCCATCCAGTTAGTCCGCCTCTTAAAGAATTGATTTGGGACGAACCGCCGGAAGTATAGTACTGCCGATTCAATAAGTCGCCGGCATTATTCACGGCGCGAAACGGGGTGGCTGCAACTGTTATATTATTTACAGTTCCTGTGGCGGCTTGACCGTTCCACGCTTCTCTCAACGTAACACGAGTCATTTCGCGCTCGCCGCCGCCTTCCGGTCCACCGCTTCCGCTTTTGCCCGGTCCGCCGCCTAACAATTTTGCCGAATATCCGTTGTATAAACCTCCTAAAACTAGTTTCATTTACTTTTTTTATAAACTGATTAATAATATATAATAATATAATAATATTTTAATATTTTAATTTTAATATTTTAAATTACAACATTATTTTTTTCTATAATTATGTATATCGAAAGTATATCGAAAAATAATTATTATACTTTATTATACTTTTAATTGAAAAAAATGGTTTGTATGAAGAGCTGTATTATCGCGACAATGTTCATTGTTGCAATGATTTTCACAATGTATAAAACCGACAGCGTGTCGTCCATTCAGCAATTTACTCGAGTTCTCTCTGAAAAACAAAATGCAATCTATAAAAAAATTGCAGATGAGCGGCGAAGAATTTATTTCATGGGATTCGGTTTAGGACTTGTTTTGTCTTTCTTATTCTTATTTTGGAAAAGCGCGACCAAAAATTCGTATAAAATCAACCGTTTTTCAACTATTTGCGTCGTTGGTGCAATTACATTGATGACGAATTATTTTTATTACATGCTGTCTCCTAAAAGCGACTGGATGATTCTTCATATTGATGGCGACAAACAGAAACGGGCGTGGTTAAACGTGTATCGAATCATGCAATACAATTACCATTTGGGAGCGCTACTCGGACTTGTGGGTGCGTTTTTTATCGCCAACACGTTTTGCGAATGATAATTTTAGAATAAATTTACAATTGCATTTTATAGAGAGATTTGAGATAAAATGATATTTTATTTTTTATTTTATTTAAAATAAAATATTTAACTGTATTAAACTAGATAACTAAAAAATATTGATAAACTATTAACTTACTATAAAATAATATTTTATATAGTTTCAAAATTATTTTCTATGCTTACATTTTATAAAAAAAAATCAGGGGGTAATCCTATAACCTCTGTAAAATACTCGTAGTTGTTGTTCCAAAAGTACTATTAGCAAGTAGAAAAGAGTTAACATTTTTCATTTGAGAACTTCTCAAAAGAGGTTTATTCATTTTTATAATTTAAATTTATTTGTTTTGTATATTTAGTGTATAAAAAAAATAAACTAAAAAAAAATAATATAATGTATAATACAACAAACAAATGTGTGATTATAAGTGCGCGTGTGAAACAAATGTGTGTAGTTGCGTAAACAGTCAGTGCACGTATTACAACTATCCTTCCTATTTGAATTCGAAAGCGTGTGTTCCAAAAGAAAATTATTCGACATATCAATCATATTCAGGAGTCGGATACAAGGGAAAGTATCAAAATCCGATTTCATATTTTAGCTCATTTTCGTATCGGTATTGCAAATCGAATACCATTATCGATGCATCTGGTTATCCAAACGGCAAATACTATTCGTGTTGCTGCAAATTCGCATCATGTAGCAATTAACTTGTTCCAACTTATTATTTTCATTCAGATTTATTCCGTCATAATTCGCGGAACCACATTCATCGTTTGCAGCTCTTGAAACAGGAGTTTGCACGAATACGGAATCTCGACATACGCGAAATCGGTGCGGTTGTCGCACATTTTGCAGCAGTGAATTCCGAGTGCGTCGTTATACGCCGCAACCATTCCGCATTTGGAGCACACGTGCACCTGGAATTTATCGGAAACGTCGTAGAGTCGCTCGCGCGTGAATCTTGCAGCTCCGTGCGATACCATGCAATTGTGTGCAACAATGCCATTTGCAAGGAAGGAATGCGTGTCTTCAACGCTAATGTCATACACGTGCTTCGGTCCGACGCTGATGCGTGAGACAACCTCAAGATTCATGGTCGGAAGAGCGTTGCTTCCGCGATGAACGCCATATCCTGCACTCAATTCGGTTTCTTCTGCTGCTTCTTCTTCTACTTCGAATACTTGATCGTTCACATCATTCATTTTTTTTGGTTGGTTGTCATCGCTTAGAAACCAATTTAGCGCTCCAATTTTTTCCATGAATTGTTCCGCAGTGGGAAACGATTTGGATGTGAACTTGCCAAACTCTGTGCCTTTAATAAGGTGATCCGTAATATCGTGTGTACTTGGAATCGCATATTCATGAAGGAGTCCTTCTGTTTTCTTTAGCTCTTCGACGGCTTGAAGAATTGCCTTCTTTGTAGGCACATTTTTCTCCGGATACTTGGATTTGATTTCCTTGAAATGCGTGATTTCATCAACACGATTTACCAGCCAATTGTGTTGACGGCAAACTTCTTCACGCAGGCGGCGATATGAAACACCGGCTTCAAGGCGCTGGGATTTATGGCAGCAATAACGAAATCCGATTTTTTTGGAGAATGGAATAAGTTGTTCAATCGGAAGATGAAGTGTCAATTGAAAACTTCGATTCGATGCATCGCTTTTATCTTGTAGTTGAAATTTATTTTTGGAAAATGATGTTTCTTTCGGGTTTTGAATTGTTGTATTATGAATACCACATTTAGCAAGCAATTTCTGCAAATCTTCAAACATTGTTTGTAATGATTCACGATGTTCGTATGTTTTAGTTTTTGAGAATGAAATGGATGACATGACATCGCGTTTTCCTCTATGCATACCGAGAACACACGTGTGTCCATCTCCACCAAACATTCCACCAAGAAATTCGCGAATAATGGGACGAGGACATTTTTCATCCAAGATAAATTCGGGAAGCGTGCCTGGTTGATTTACTTTTCGTCCACGCAATATTCCATTTAAATCAAGAATATCATCAATAAATTCAACTGGAATTGCAACATAATAGTAATTTTTCGTTTTAAACTTTGTTTGGTTAATTTCACAAAACATGGTTATGTCGCCAAGAAATTGTTTAACATCAATGATGTGTCCAAGTGTAACAGATGCCTGTTTTCGTGTTCCATCTGCACTAATACTTCCATCGGTAATCAAAAGTCCAAGTATGCGCGCAAATGCCAGCGTTCTCATGTATTCATTATAACTGTCTGTTCGCAAGATTTGTTTTCCAAATAAAAGCTTCCAACCGTCACATTCCGCAATTTCTTCCTTTACTTTCATCAGCGGATAGCTAACACTGGTTTTAATTTTCGATTTATGAAGTTCAAGATCCTTTACTTTAACCCATGTATTATCGGATGTTAATACAGGATGATCTTCTGTGCATGTGATTTTCCTACCATCTTCTAATGTTAGCTCAACACAGTCACGCATTCCCTTGTCCATAAATGCGCACTGTTTTGAAGGAACCATACCATTCTTACTCTCACTCCAACCAAGAACATGTTTTTTATTGACATCCATTTCTTCAATCATTATAGACAAGCCACATCTCAGAGAAACGGGTGTGTCTCCCTTAGCACAATCTCTCTCCATTTCGCCAAATCGTAATCCTCCATCTCGCGAACGGCCTTCGGCCGGCTGACGCGTGAGATTTACCATGGGTCCGATAGACCTGCTGTGCTGTTTGTCGTTTACCATGTGTTTTAGGCGCTGGTAGAATGCGGGTCCCATGAAAATTTCTGATTCGATTTGTTCGCCGGATAGGCCGTTATACAGGAGTTCATTTCCGTTGTTTTCGTAGCCGAGTTTTAGGAGTTCGTTGCGGATGGTATAAACGTCGAGTTCTCCGAAGGAGGTTCCGTCGCCGAAGAGACCGAGTTCGAGGAGGACTTTTCCGAGGAGGGTTTCTTTGAGTTGGGCGATGGTCATACGGGATGGGATGGCGTGGGGATTGATGATGATGTCGGGACGCTGGCCACTCTTCGTGAATGGCATATCCATTTCCGGAATAATGTTTCCGATGGTGCCCTTTTGTCCGTGACGACTGCTGAGTTTATCTCCGATGACTGGTTTACGGAAGGTGCGAATGCGGACTTTGCAGATAACGTAGCCATCGCCGTTGCGTTCCATGTAGTTTCTATCGACGTAAGAATCTTCGGTTGTCCGGTGCATTTTGCTGACGTCTTCGTATTTGACGAGTTTGGTGTGATCGTTGCGGTTTTCCTTGATGGGAATGACTTTCCCCATGATGATGTCGCGGTTTTCGATGATGGAATTTTCGGGGATGACGCCCTTGCTGTTCAATTTGCCGTAATTTCCGAACTTCATTCCTTTTGTTTTCGTGGAATCGGGTTTGCAGCGGATTTCCTCGTCGCCGTTGAGTTTCTTGTCCTCGTCTTTTTCGGTGTGATAAATGGTCGCACTGAACAAGCCACGATCAATTGCGCCCTTGTTAATGAGAATACTGTCTTCCTGGTTATAACCGGTATAACTCATGATTGCGACGATGACGGGCGCGCCGGACGGAATTTCGTCCAATTTAATCATGCGCATGATGCGGGTATCTACGAGAGGGCGCATGGGATTGGATAGGACGTAGGCCGTCTTGTCCATGCGATTATAGAAATTGGTGACGTACATGCCCATGGCTTGCTTACCCATGGCGCATTGATAAGTATTTCTGGGCGACTGGTTGTGTTCGGGAAACGGGATACAAGACGCGAGAATTCCGAAAATGGTGCTGGGGTGAATTTCGCAGTGGGTGTAATTGTAGTGCTGCGATCCCCGTTGTAGAAGCGAGTTTCGGAGATCGGTGCGCTTCATAGCAATCATACTGAAATTCTGTTCTTCGGGGTCAATGTATTCGATGATTGCATCGCTGATTTTGCAGTCCGTAACGAGATCGTCCCAGCTCAATTCTTTGCGGTCCAGTTTACGAAGGAGGTCGGCACTGATGAACGACTTGTTGTCTTTTACGCGCAAAACGGGGCGAGTGATTCTGCCGGCGTCACTGCAAACGCGGATTTCCTTGTTTCGAATGTCGAATACGATGGAGGTGTAGACGTTGATCATACCCCTGCATTTTTTCTCCTTCAAAATCGTATACAGTTCGACAGGGTCTCTGCTGATTCCGACCCACGCGCCGTTTACAAACACTTTGACTTTATCGTATAACTCGTTGCAATCGGCCGCGAATTTATCGAGCGTATCGATATGGGACTCGACTTGAGTGTGAAGCGATTCAGGATTGCTTGGAATGGTAATGTGGCTCATGTAGCTGATATTTTTGACGACACCGACGCTGGCACCTTCAGGCGATTCGGCCAGGCAGAGAAATCCCCAGGTGGTATTGTGCAATTTGCGCGGCGGGATGAGTTTACCGCTCTTGTCGATGGGGGTGTTGACTCTGCGAAGGTGGCTCAAGCTGGAAACGTATGTCAATCGATTCAACACTTGTGCCACGCCGACTTTATTTGTGTTGACATTTTTGATTCCGAAATCTCCGGTGGAAAGTGCGCGTTTGATACCATTTTCAATGGTTGTTGATTTGATGATTTTATAGACGTTTGTCTTGTTGATGATCCCGAGGTAGTCTTCGGTGGATCGCCACGAGCCCGTATTAATTTCGCGAATCACTTGTTTCGTCATATCTTTGACGACCTTGTTGAAATAATTTCGGAACAGGTTGTTGAGCAGTGAGCCGGTCAAGTCGACGCGCTTGTTCATGTAAGAATCGCGGTCATCCTGCTTCAAGATTCCCAAACTGCACTTGATGAGTCGTAGCGCCATGTATCCTAGAAAGTAGATTTTCTGTATTGCGGTTTTGCAATGAGGAAACAAATCGGAGCTGAGGATATCCGTTGCAAAATCGCGTTTCTTTTTTGCGCCGGTTTCTTTGTCCATGTTCATGGGTGTGTACATTACATTCGACGTGAGTTGGCGCATGGCGTCCTCGTGCGTAAGAACGGTATTTGCATCAATAATGGACGCTTGAAGTGACGCGAGAATTGCGTGGTTGTTGTTAGCATCGCCGGATCTAGATCCGCCGCCTTCGCCTCCAACAATGTCGAGCATAATTTTCTCGCAAATGTCCTTATCGGACAAAACGGAAAGCGCGCGGAATATAACAAATAGCGAAAGGGGGTGTTTGACACGCGGAATCTGAACATAGATTGGAAATCCAAACCCGTTGTTTTTAGAGGCAATCATCATGTTGATTTGTTTAGGTGAAATGCACTTGTTATCAGGAACGGATTTCACTTCTGCGAGCCAGTTCCATTTCGTGTTTCCTTTTGAAATGTTGAAGCAGTATACTCTATTTTCGGCGGCTCTTTCTTGACCGAGAACCGTTTTTTCGCTTCCGTTGATAATAAAGTAGCCACCGGCATCATATGCACACTCGCCCGTTTCTGCGTGGTTGATGTGAGAGTATTGGTTGAGAATGCAGATGGACGATTTCAACATGATTGGCAGTTTTCCAATGTGGATTCCGGGAATGGATTTGTGCAACGTCTGCACATTTTCAAGACTTTCGCCGGTTCGAATTGTGTATTTTATATTTGCATCTACTGTCATTGTAGATGCATATGTAAAATTTCTAAGACGTGCTTCTTGAGGAAACATGAGCTTGGTCGCTCCATTGTTTTCGTGAATTTGGGCACGATATAAATGAAAATCACTAAATGTGACTTCGATATCCAGTTTATACTTTTTCGTTTTTTTATCAAAATCTTGTTCCGATGCAATCGTAACGGGATTGAACATTTGAATGGTTCTCTCTAGTTGATTATTTACAAAATCATTATAGGATTCAATTTGATGACGCACCAATCGTTTTAAATGCTGGCCGTCAAAATAGGATCCAATTATTTTCCACGGCGCTTCTTCGTACTCGATATTATTGTCATCGTCATAACTATATTGTACAACAGTTTCGGTTTGGACCAACGGTGATGATGACGTTTTTTCTTTTTCTTTTTCAATGATACAAGAACGTACAGCGACATCATGCTCATGGTCATGGTCATGGTTAGGACCCGCCATTACGGAAAACCTATTATATTCGGCGGTAAAGGAACTAGAACTAGCAGCACGACACTCCATAATGTTCGCAGTCTTATGAAAACGAATCTTATTAACTTAATAATCAATTTATTTTTAAATATTTTTTTTATATTATTAAAAAAAAATGTAAAAAATGTAAAAAATGTAAAAATGTAAAAATGTAAAAATGTAAAAATGTAAAAATGTAAAAATGTAAAAATGTAAAAAATAAAATATATATTTCAATAATTAGATTAAAATGATATAAAATTATCGGTACAATAATTAGGAAGTGTTATATATAATTTTAGAGAGACAGAGAGAAAATCAAATAACATAATTGAATAAGGGGGCCTATATTAAATAAAATAAAGTAGAAATATGAGTGAAGCAAAAAAAAAAATTATTATTAATCATGAACATTTAAATCCGAATGCACAAAAAAGGGGTAAAAATGCGGGGTCGGGATCAGGATCTCGTGGAAGAACATTAAAAAAAATGCCTGGATTCGTTCGACCAAGCGAATTAAAGAATAATTTAATTAAATTATTAAAGCAGAAGCGGGAAGAAAAACAAGAAAGAGAAGAAAAACAGGAAAAACAGGAAAAACAGGAAAAACAAGAAAGAAAAGATGCATCAAGTGGCAATGGCGGCGCTGTAACCAGCGACAAACCATTATTTGACAAAAAAAAATACGAAAATATATTTTCAAAAGATTTTGAAGAATCTTTAAATTATTTAAAATCATTTAAACAAAATAATCACCATCATCATTCAACAACTAGAAAAAATAATCATTCTTCAAGTCGGTATACTACTACTACTACTACCAACGCAATTTCTACTCCGCCTGCTATTTTAGATGTTCCGAGTGATTTTACATCCCCAATCTCATTGGAAATGCCGTCTTTTATTGAACCGTCGCCGTCTATTTCTCCTGTTCCTCCTCCTCCCATAAAAAATATTTCAACCACACTTTTCGAAATACAGAAACAGATTCAACAAATTCAGCATCAAAATGGCGGACAACAACCTGGAGATGATGTACTGTCGAAACAAACGCGAACGCCACCCCCGCCCCCTCCACCACCACCTCCACCGCCGCCACCTCCACCGCCGCCACCGCCGCCACCGCCTCCGTCACGTTTTGTGATAGGGTATGATGAATTTAGAGAAGGCGATTTAAATGAAGGTGGTGGATTGATTCCGCATCATACTTTACAGCATCATAATTTAGCCGAAGATAAGCCGTATGGTGCTTTAAAGGGGGGGACAAAACCGTCTTATCGCGAATATTTTAATAAAACGTTGAAAAAACACAATGTTGGCAGCAGTGGTGCCGGCAACCAAAACAGTCATGCGCTCGCTACGACGACGAATGAAAAAAGCAAAATTAATAAGAAAAAATCGAGTAGACCCAAACATGTTCCTAGAAAAATAAAACAAGTGAAGCGGAAAACCACGGTAAAAAAATATAAGCTCGGCAAATATGGTAAAAAAATAAGCATTTTAATTAAAAATAATAAAACAATTAAAAAAATTCAGAATGCACAACGCGAATTAAAAAATGTTCCAATTCATGACGTGAAGAATGAATTAATAAGAAATAATTTACTGAAATTGGGTTCAACCGCTCCGTCTAATTTACTACGGAAAATATACGAGGATGCAAATATGGCGGGAAAAGTCGTAAATGTGGGCGGCGATACATTTATGCATAATTTCATGAAAAATGATAATTCGCGTTTTTAATTCACGTTTTTTAATTTAGTGATTGAATTTAGTAACTAAAATAAATGATATATATATCTATATAATATATATATATAGATATATATACCAAGTACCAAATACCAAGTGATGACACTTTTAGGAAATAGGTTGCCATATGAATATTTTATAACGCAAGGAAAGGGCGAATCAAATGCGGGATCAAAAGGTCTTCCGTATGAAACGGGCTCGTATGATGCCGCGTTATTTGACGCAGGAATCCAGAATGCCAATGTGATAGAATATACCAGCGTCATGCCAACAGAGTCGAAAGAAATTTCGAGAGAAGAGGGGTTAAAGCGACTGCAATGGGGGGAAGTGCTCGAGTGTATCAAAGCGCAAGCAAATGGAAAACGTGGATCGAAAATTAGTGCGGCCGTAATTACAACATCGGTGACAGACCCAAACGGTAAATATTTAGGCGGTTTTGCGTGCGAATATTCGGGCTCAGGGACAAAAGAAGAGGCCGGAAAATCTTTGATGGATTCCATTGTTGGAATGATTGAGAGAAGGGGGTACGGTAACATGAAGAACCCGAGTTTATTCAAAGATAATATAACAGACAAGGGATATAAAATATACCCAGGACAACATTTCGTTTATGAGGATTTAAAAGTGACGAAGGAGCATGGTTCAGTGTTTACTGCGATTTGTTTCGTAAGTTACATGTTTCCGGTATTAAAACGTCGAAATAAATCAAGGTCACAATCCAGTAATAAAAAAAAGAAAACAATGCGTCATCAAAAAAAATAAAAAGTAATACGCAAAATATAAAATATAATTTATTTATTTTATAAACAAAATATATTTATAAATAATAATAGTAAAGTAAATAAGATACATACAATCTACATTTTCGCGAATTATTTATTACATTATTACATTACCAATTTAACATTAATCTCTCGATCTCTCTAGGAATTCAACGTATAAATAAATATTTTTAAATGGACATGTCGCAAATCGCATCGGACTCCTCCCCGTCATTGTTGTCGTCACTATCGTCGGCGTTTAGACCAATGCTTGAATTCATGTATGAAAATTTTACATACATGCTTGGAATTATGATTATTACTTTTGGAATACTCGTCTACATTCACATGGCAGATGTGACGTTTGAAATGCCGATGACGAGGACAAAAACATTGATAATTGAGGGAATGGAGCATAAAGCCGGCGGAAAAAATGATGATGGCAATGGCGACGGTGCCGACAGTGGCGTTGAAAACACGTTGTTGACTCCACCGATTGATCTTGAAAAGAAATTAAAATCGGGTTTCTGTAATATGCACGCGAATAAAGGCAGTTCAGCGACGGAGATAGATGCCGAATGCAAAGTGTTTGGAAAAGCATCTTGTTTACACGCGGACTGCTGCGGGTGGGTAGTTACTGCTGACAATCCCGACGGCATGTGTCGCTCTGGAAGCCGAACCGGCATGACGTTTGGTTATGATGCCGCTGGTAAAAAGATAGACGTGGATTGTTATTATTATAAAGATTCAAAGAGCGGGCCTCGTTGTCCTTCTTCTTAAATATATTTATTAATCTTTTTTATAATGAATTTATTATAAAAAAAATTAAATATATCAAGTATAGTAAGTAACATAATAAATTAATAATGGAAGGTAAAAAAAATAAAAATATAACAAAAGAACAGGAAAAACAATTTGAAAAACTAAATTCTATACATCCAACAAAATTAAAACCGAATGAAAAATATGAGTTTAATTTACTATTGGGTAAAAAATATTTATATTTAAGTTCACTCAAAAGATATACCCAAAATGAAAAAAAATTTTATAGGGATCAAGGGAATTATTTTGTAAAATACGCAGACAATATTCGAAAACGACATGGTTTGAATGTATTGTAATGGATTACTCTTTAGATACTATTTTTTTTTATTTTAATTGTTTTTATTATTTTACTTCTTTTTTTCATTTATTGAAAAGAATTAAAATAAAAATTGATATAAATAATATAGTTGTATAAAATTATATAGAGACATACATACACATACATACGCGCCGTTTTCATATTTCATAACCACAAGCAAGCAATACAATGATTATTCCGGTCAAGTGTTATACGTGCGGCAAGGTGATTGCAGACAAGTATCGATACTATTTGAACAAGGTGAGAGAGAAAAAGTTGGAAGAACAAGGAGGCGGAGATGTTGCGGTTGACAAGGTGCTTTATTTGACGAAGCATAATATCAAAAAAACGGCAGAAGGACAAGTGTTGGATGATATCGGGTTTACGAAAATGTGCTGCAGGCGCCACTTTTTGACACATGTAGATATTCAGTAATTCGTTACATCACATCAATAAAAATAAAATAATAAAAATATAATAAAATATTAAAAATGATTGACCAAAAATATATTTTGTTAATTCTTAGTTGTTACAAGTACAAATACAAAGCCGAGCGACAAATTGAAACATGGCTTAAAAAACTAGACAATAATGATAATGATAATAATAATATAATTTATTTTCATGTGATTGGCGACGTCGATAAATGTAAAGTTAATAATGATAATGCCGATTATTTTTTTGATTTTCATAATAGAATTCTTTATACGAAAACAAAGGACGATTATTTGAGTCTGCCTCACAAAGTTATCACCGCACTTGAAGCAGTAAATAATACATATAATTATAACTATATTTTTAAAACAGACGATGATCAAGACCTTGTCGACGATGGATTTTTTAGTGCCATTATTAAACAACTTTCTTCGTCATCATCTAAAACGTACCACTATGGCGGACGGTTACTGAATGTGAATGACCATTATTCAAACTATTACACGGTTCATTGGGAATTGCCTAAAAATTTGTTATTACGAAAAACAAGTTATTGCAGCGGTCGATTTTATTTGCTTTCTAAAGCAGCAGTGACAAATGTACTCTGCAAAAAAGAGCACATTAAAAAACATGTCATAGAAGATCATGCAATTGGTTACCACATTGACGATGATCTGAAGAAGAATGTATTACATTTTTTATCGGATCGTTTTTTTCGAGATATACATTTTTAATATGACAACGACGTGCTCTGCTGATCTGCTGATATCGCCAATTATGAGAACGCGGTTATTGCCGAATAAAACGTTCGTTGTAATTTACATGTTTATTTTCAATGTTGGAATAACCGACTAATTGTCCTGCATAAATATTTTTATAATAACCAAATGTATATTGATTCTGCAAACGTTTCCACCATTGGTCTATCGCATACGTATTCGGATTACCTCCTTTTATTAGTCCGATTACCGATTCTTTAAAATTAGATATTAAAATAGGAACAAATGTTTTTTTTATAATATAAGCCGTAGTTGTTTGGTTATTGTGAATTCTACTAAAATTATGAACCACTTGACCTCCCGGCATTTCATCTCCGCTGGGTGTAATCACAATGATATCCCATTTTTTATCTTTAATTTTATCGAAATCTTTAACAAAATTATTAAAATGATCATCATGTAAAATGCAAAGATCGTCTTCGCACACCATAAAATAGTCGTCATCATATCCTAATAATTTTGTCAACGCTTCAATGTGCGATGCTCCGCAACCTATAGCCCCGTTGTTACTATTTTTTATCGCAGATAATCTTTGAATATTTTTAAAAAAATCATATTTCACTTTTAAATGCTCAAAATGTTTCATTCTGTCAACCCTCTCGTCTAAATTAATATAAAATCCTTTCAACATTACTATTTTATATAATGAACGTTTTTTTATATGAATATTATGAGAATATTTTTATATTATTTATAAATTATTTTTTTAATTATTTTTTAATTATTTTTTTATTTTTTTAAATATTATTTTATTTTTTTTAATTATTATGTTATAAATGAATAAATAACATAAAAATTGAATTAAAGACATATACATATATTATTGTTAAGAACCAAACCAAGCATAGAAGCGACAACCCATTTACGAAAATCGAAGCAAAGTAAATTAAAATGTCATCATCGAATGCGAGCAGAACGATTGCGCGACTGTATAATGCGAGGAAGAATTTATTGGATTTATTGACGGTGCAGGGATATGATGTGGAGGGTTACACGAATTTCGGCGTGAACGAGGTGAATGCCATGTACGCGCATAAACAGTTGGACATGTTGGTGGAAACGAAGACGTCGTCGTCGTCGTCATCATCGGATAAAGGCAAAGAAAAAAATAGACCAAAGAAAAAGGCATATATAAAGTTTCACCTTGAGAAAATGTTGAGTTCGGGACACATTAATGATTTGATTGAAGACTTGTATGTTTTGGGTTCAGGCGGTGAAATTGGAGGAATGGGTACATCAGCGAATGCGAATGACACCGTATTGACGGAAAAAGACACGCTTATTATTGTCACAAAACAGGAAGTCAAAACCATGAATCAGTATTTAAATCAGCTCTTTTTGCAGGGTCGATTCATCGTGTTGCTTTCATTGGACCGGCTTCAATTTAATATTTTGAATCACCAGTATGTCCCGCCACACACGATTTTGCTAAAGGAAGAGCTGGATGAAATGATGAAGAAATACAATGTTGCCGATAAATCGCAGCTGCCGGATATTTCGAGGTATGACCCAGTAGCTTTGGCGATTGGAATGCGACCTGGCGATGTGTGTAAAATTGACCGAGCCAGTAAATCGGCAATTCATTCGACATATTATCGGGTTTGTGTTCAGTAGTCATTTTATATCATCATATACTCTAATATTATAATATTACAATAATTCTAATATTATAATAATGTAAACAATAATGTTGTAATATTATAAAAATAACAATATTTTTTTATTATATAGATAAATATCAGTAATAATAAATAATAATATTAATAATAATAAAATATAAGAATAATAATAAAAATAAAACATGTCGAGTTTTTTTTCAGATGTCATGACGGATATGAAGGGAATGGAGCAGAATTTGCTGGGTCCCGATTATTTGTATTGGAAACGCATTTTAAAACCGTCGGATATGGGCATGTCGGCCGACGGCAATTTCGGCGCACTTACCAATAACGTTAACGGACTCATTAATTATGTAGAAGTCATGGTTACAGGAAACGGCGGTTCCACTACCGGCGGACCTCTCGGCGATAAATTCTTTTTAAAAACGGGCGGGCAGTGCACCGATGTTGCATCCGGAAATAAAGTGGATCGCTATATTTACATTGACAATGTGCCGAATGGCAATATTCCGTTTATTTCATCGGGGCTTGGAGGCACCGATTTTACGGAATTTGAGGGACTTATTCCCGGGCTTTTGGGCGATTTAGGCAAATTGAACCCCTTGAATTTATTCAAGTCGTTCATGATGGGTGATAATCCGGACTGCATGTCTGTAACGCTTCAAACCATTGTTCCGGTTGCGGATGCTAATTTGAATGATACGGGCAAAGACAATATCGGCAATGAAACGCAATTTGTGGCTGTGGCGGATGTGAAAAACATGGACCCGTGCATTTTCCCTAATAAAACAAATCCGGCCGATCCTACACTAACGTGCACGGAAACATTTACGGTTCGTCAAACTGACGATAAGAACCGTAACCGCAACCGTTATATCGATTCGAGTTCAAGTGAGGATGAGGATGAGGATTACGGTAGTACCGGCGCGTTTGGAAACATGTTTTCAACGACGACGCATAATAAAAAAAAGAATGGCTATAAATTATCAAATTACAAAAAGATCGACTGTAATAAAAGACGTCGAAATAAAACGAGAACAAGAGAAAGAGAATTCAATATGAAAAATATAATGAATGATGTCTCAAAACTGCCGGATGACGTCTATGTGAAGGCATTCTATATTTTCATCACTGCATTTTCACTGTACGTTTTTTATCGATTTACGAAGCGGATTTCGGGTTCTAGGTTGTAATGATATAAATTATAACGATACAACACTATATAAATTGTCCTATTTTTAATTTTAAAATGTAAAAACATAATATTTATATAACAGATATAAAATGATACCGCGAGTAAATATAACCATGTGCGATTAGATTAAAATCCAATGTCGTCTTCACTAACCGATGAATATTTTCGTCTCTCGAGAGAATATGTAAACAAATATGGAAATAAAACAATATTATTGATGCAGGTGGGTTCATTTTTCGAGTGTTATTCAAAAGCAGACGCGAATAACAATATCGCGGATGCAAATATGAAGGAATTTTGTACGGTTTGTGATTTAAATACTTCGATTACAAACGGTAGGTGCATGGCGGGATTTCCGTTTACGTGCAATTTTAGGGACTATAGTTTGGAGCGGTATGTGAAGAAAATGCAGGATCGCGGGTATACGATTGTAGTTTATGTACAAGACGGCCAAGGCGCAAACACGACGCGAAGTTTGTATTGTATTTATTCGCCGGGGACATTTTTTTCGAGCGATTCCGTGGTTCTCTCGAATAACACGTCGTGTTTTTGGATCGAGCGCGTAAAGGTGGGTCTTACTGCAAATAAAAAAATTATAATGGGAATGTCGAATATTGACATTTATACGGGAAAGAGCGCGTGTTTTGAAATTGAGTCAGAGTTGAACCCGCGTCATAATCAAACCACGTATGATGAGCTGGAGAGATTTGTTTCATCATTTCGCCCAAGTGAAGTTATTATTATTTCAAATCTCTCTTCAAATGAAATTGAAGACATAAAAAATTATGCCAACATTTCTTCCATCACAAACGCGATTCATTGGATTGATTTGAATCAAAATCAGGCGAAAGAGAGAGAGGGAGAAGAATCGCATCCTTTTTTCATCCAGGCAAAAAATGCGGAAAAGCAAACGTATCGAAAAGAAGTGATGGGAAAGTTTTTCTCGTTTCACGTGTGTAATGCGATTTTTCAAAACTATTCGGTATATGAATTTGCGGTTCAGGCGTATACATTTTTGCTTCATTTTGTCTACGAACACAATCCGAATTTGACGTCGAAGATAGAAGAGCCAGAATTTGAAAATCGTTCAGATCGCATGGTTCTAGCGAATCACACGCTGGAACAGTTGAATATTATCGATGGAAAAGAATGCAGCGGCGGGTCAAATTCGTCCGTGTTCCGCCTGCTGAATAAATGCAAGACGCCGATGGGGTCAAGGCGATTTTACTATCGGCTGTTGCATCCATCATTCAACGCGATCGCGATTCAGAGAGAATACAATATTACGGAATATGTTTTGAAGAATGAATCTTATACAAACTGGAGAAGCGCTCTTGAAAATATAAAAGATATTGAAAAGCTGCATCGCAAAATACAGATGGGAAAGATTTATCCCAATTCTCTCTACATCTTGTATACCAATCTCGGAATGATTTCGAAAATGTACGACGGGGTCAAGTGTGACGACGTATTGTTGAAATACTTTCGCGCAGATGCGGATCCAGAGAGAATTACGAAAATATGCGATGATTTAATGAAAAAAATGGATTCCTGTTTTTTTATGGACCAGTGCAAGTCCGTTGATTCACTCGATTTCGATTTGAGTTTTCGGGATTGTTTTATTAAACCGGGCGTAAACAATGATCTTGATTCCACGTATGTTACAAATGAAGACGGGTGCAGCATTTTGGAAGCCATACGCGCGCACTGCAATGAGCTGATTGCGATTGGAGAAAAAAAGGGAGATAAAAAGAGTGATACCAAAGACAAGGACAAGGAAAAAGAATTTGTAAAAAGGCACGAAACGGAAAAGTCGGGATACAGTATTCAGACAACGGAGCGTCGCAGCAAGTTGTTGCTGGATCAAATCAGTAAACGCGTGAAAGCCAAGGAACACGTTTCCAAACTGGAATATGAATCGATTGACCAAGATAAAAAAACATTTGATTTCGATCTATCCGCATTACAATTTTTGAAAGCGGGAAGCAGCGCGGTTACATTTGTGCACGAGGCGTTATCCAGCGTGTGCGCATCCATTAGCGAGACGAGAAATAAAATTCGAGATGAAATCGGGCTTGTGTTTCAACAATTCGTGTGCGAGCTCAAAGAATGCCAAGAATCCTTTCATACCATTGTCTCATTTATTACGGACATGGATCTACTTCAGAACCAGGCGTATATTGCGCGCAAATACAAGTATTGCAAACCAACGATTGATATAGGAGAGGCGAGGGATGAGTCCTATGTTGACGCGAAAGACATTCGTCACTGTCTGATCGAGCGAATGAACGAGGACGAACTCTATGTCACAAACGACATTTCGCTGGGAGTAAAAGAGCGCGGCATGCTTTTATACGGGACGAACGCGGTTGGGAAAACGAGTATGATTCGGGCGCTTGGGATTTGTATCATTATGGCGCAAGCCGGGCTTTATGTTCCGTGTTCAGCATTCACGTATCGCCCGTATACGAACATTATGACGCGGATTTTGGGAAATGATAATTTGTTTAAAGGGATGTCGACATTTGCGGTTGAGATGTCGGAACTTCGGGTGATTCTAAAATGCGCAGACCAAAACAGTTTGATTTTGGGTGACGAGCTGTGTTCAGGGACGGAAATCGATTCCGCGATTAGTATATTTGTTGCCGGGTTGCAGAAGTTGCACGCACTAAAAAGTTGTTTTGTGTTTGCGACACACATGCACGAGATTGTGGATTACGAAGAAATTGCACAAATGGACCGACTTACGACAAAACACATGGCGGTAACGTATGATCGGGTGCGCGACGCGTTGATATACGATCGAAAGCTGCGCGACGGTGCGGGGCCGAGCATGTACGGACTGGAAGTGTGCAAGTCGCTGCATTTGCCGGACGATTTTTTGAAAATGGCGAATGCGATTCGGGTAAAGTATCGTGCAAAAGGTGCTAGAGGGGATTTGAATTACAAGCCGAGTCATTTTAATGCGCATAAAGTGAAGGGACTATGCGAGCTATGTGAGAAAGAAGTGGGAAAAGAAGTGCATCATTTGCAGCATCAGAGGGAAGCGGATTCTAACGATTACATTCAGCACTTTCATAAAAATCATCGGGCGAACTTACTGACGGTGTGTGAATCGTGTCATTTGAAGATGCACGAAACGGGGCAACAATATAAGCGTGTTTTAACGACAGGAGAAGGCGGATACGCGCTTTCGAAAGTATAAACTCCAAACTCAAACCAAACCCTTGAAATGAAAATATGTCTATAAAAAATAAAATGAAAATATGTCTATAAAAAATAAAATAAAAATATTAATAAATAATAAATAATAAAATGGATAATAAATTATTTATTAGTTTTCATGCATTTTTACTGTTGTTTATATTTTTGGCGGGCGGTGTAAATAAAATAATGTCTTTTCAAGGCACGGTGGATTTCTTAAAGACGAAAGTAAATGCGATTCAATTGACCCCTATATTTATTGCTGCTGTTACTGTTGCAATTGCGTATTTTTATGTTATTATTATAAATCAAGTCAACAATGTATCCAACAACAATATATATTTATTTATTTTAGTAAGCGTCGTGCTCACAGGAATTCCGGCTTTAGTATATTTCAAAAAATTGTTGAATCAAAGCGAAGCGCTCGTTTCGCTCATTTACAATACAGCCATCACGGGAGTGATTGGGCTACTCACGTTGGGAAGTTTACTAATATTGTATTCGCTTTACACAAACAGGTATAAAGAGTATGCATATGTCGCGACGATTGGGCTAGCAGTATTTACCGCGATGACGATTTTGATTTTTCATTTTCCGACGAATCCGGATGAAACCATTTCATTTACAAAGAATCTCTCTATTTTCGGCGGATTAATGTTATTATCACAGCGATTTATCCTATAAGGACAAGTCGTACGTTTTGATTTCCTTGTCGTCTTCGACAAAACTAAAACGAAGTTTATAGGATAATAAATTTTCTAAAATGCTACCGTGCTGTCCTTTATTAAAAATATTTTCAACGTCTCGTGGGGAACAGCCGTGTTTAATGAATGTTGCGTTGGATATGGTGGAATTGTTTAGTTGATTGTTTTCTATTCCGACAACCACTTGGTTGTCGTTGGTTGTAACATAGTTCATGGACGGGTCCATGTATGTAATGTAAGGGGCGGGCGAATCGGGTGCCGCTTTTGAATTTGTCAGCGTGTCAATTGGAATTGTGTTGTTTAAAAGTCCGTTAATATAGACATCGAGCGCGCGTTTACTGCCGTTATAAAACGTGTTTGCATCAGGATTATAAATGGGTATGTTTGTGTTGGTTGTTGGATCGTATATTGTTTCATTTTTGTCGGGGTCAATGTCATCATCGCCGTTGTAATTTAAAACAATGTTTACGGATTCGTCGATGGGGAATAGCATTATGGACGTCTTGTGAGTAGAGGATAAGAAAGGGTATGAAACGACTAAGTTTCCGCTGGCATCAATTGTCAAAGATAAAATTGGCGACGTATTATTTTGTTTTTGTATACTCATGATATTAAATGTCGACGACGATGGCATTGCCGAGCTGAGTTTTATCCACAAGGAAAGTGCGAATGCGCCATTATCCAATTTTATACCGTTGGGTATTCCAGCCGACGTGGATATTGAATCCGGAGTTGTAACAATTTTAATAGCTTGTTTTTGTTGCTGGTAATAAGAGAAGAGGATGTAAGCAGCCAATACTAAAATAACGATTAAAATAATGATTGTGAAATCGATTTCTTTTCCGTAAAACATCATAATGGCGGTGATTTTTATTGATAATATAATGATATATAATATCAATAAAATAATTTTGATAGTGGAAACTATAATGTATGTATTCTAAATATCGAGACGATTCAGTTCAACATTATCTTTTACAAAAGCAAAACGGATCTTGTACTTGTTAAAGAAATCGGTGACCGAACTTGAACCGCTGGATCCGTAACCGCTTGAATAAGTATCCCACGCGTCTTGCGGAGCAAGCGGGCCGTTATGAAATGTTGCCATGGTAATGTAGCCGTCAAAACCATTCGTAGAACCGACGAACAGTGAACCGGCGCTTAAACTCCATGGACCTTGTAAAGCGTTTGTTTGCACCAGTTTTCCGTTGACGTAAATGTCGACGGAGCTTCCATTGTTTATATTTAATATGACGGATACCCAGGTTTGAAGCGGAATGTTTGGAATGGGAGGAATGACGGAAGGTCCATTTTTTCCCAAGGTTATATTCAACACATTGTTATCTTTACCTAAACTTAGAACTAAATTTGGTTTTTTTTTCGAACTGTCGGATTCGGAACTTATAATAACTTTGTCTCCAGAGGTTGATTCCCACTCGGTTACATAAATCCAAGCGGATATTGCAAAATTGTAACTTTTGTCCGGGATAGAAACGGATGTTTGAGTTTTTGCGTCCTGAGAGCCGCTCATGACGGTGCTTGAAGAGGGTGCAGACATGATTGTCCAAATAAAATAGATGATAACAATCAGGAGTATAAAGATGATGAGCGTTGACCAAGAGAAATCCATTTTATTCTTATTTATATATTTATATATTTATTTATAAAATAATTGAAAAATAGTTGTATAATAACTTGTAATATTTTTATTATACAACTTGTAATATTTTTATTATACAACTTGTAATATTTTTATTATATATTTCTAAAAGCATTTCTAAAAGCATTTCTAAAAGCATTTCTAAAAGCATTTCTAAAAGCTCTCTAAAAATTGGGTTTGAGCGGTGGGTTTAATGATTTGTGGGTATTATAAATCCAAGAAATGCCTTGACTGCCAACAACGTCTTTATAATAGACAACGTTGCAAGCTTGGCCGTATATGCCTGCCCCTGATGACCCGACAATTAATGCTTTGGGAAGTTTTGGAATGACATTTGGTGTGGAAGTTTCTAAATGACTGTTTAAAAATACATCCATGATGCCGTTATTGTTAAAGTTTACAAACAAGTGGTTCCAGCGTTGTAGCAAAATTTGGTTTGGAAGGTTGACGGTCACGGTGTCATTTGTTTCTGTTTGCACGCTTATGACAAGTTGGTTGGTTTTCGGATTGAAAAAAATCTGCGGCACTCCTTTTGCACTTGTTCCGTTCAAATCGGTTGCAAAATTTAAAATGCTGATGCCATTGTCGGAATGGGAGTAGCTGTTCTTTGGCGGTTCGGGGTGAATGTAAAACCACGCGGAAATGCCGTAGCTGTAATGCGGCGTATTTGTCTTCACATTGTCTGCGAGAGACGGGGTTAAAGAAACAATGTTGCCGTTGTTGTCGGAATTTGGTGTTGTAATTTCAAACGGTTCGCTTTGCGCGTTGAGCGGCAACACTTTATCAAGGATGACTTCGCCGTTGTGATTAACCACCGCGTCGAATACTTTTGGAAGCAGGAACAGCAACGCGATGAATGCGACTTCAAAGAACAAGAGAATGACGTAGGTCCATTGTCTTTGAACCAGTTTCAGTTCGCCTCGAAAATAGTCGGCCAAATTCAAAAACAAACAAGGAATATAAATGAGGATTTTAAACAGTAAGCTGGACCAACTGGGCGGACCGGATATATAGTTGGGTGCTTCTGCCCCGATGAATCGAACAACCATGGCTAAAATGCCGACGAGAATGGCAATGTTGAGAATGAACAGCACCGTGTTTGCAATAATGGGAACGTTGGTATACACGTGTAAAACGGCAAGAATGATGCCAATCACAATCCCGATAATGATCGCATATTTGAGGAACGACGTGATAAACGGGACAAATGCTTCCAAGCCCATGACGAGCAGCGACAGCAGCGCAAATCCGATGAAGAGAAACAGAAAGAGGAATATGGATTTGTTATCCGAAATCACTTGATACGGTTGTTTTGTGTAAATATAGACGACCAAACCTAGATACATGAGGAAAATAATCAGCATTGAATTTTTGACAAGTTGAACTAGTATGCCTTTCAAAAAGTAATTGCATATGAATGTTGATATTTTAGTCAAGGTGTAAAGGGGGTCGGAGAACGACATGTCGCTAAAAAAGGCGTTTACGGATGCGTTTACATTTTCGCCCCGGACGACTGCGAGGTACAGTATATACAGGACGATGGAGCCGGTAATGGAAGACGCAACGATTCCGGCAAATCGATTGACAAGGAAGAGCAATTCTGAAACTGCGACTAAAATAAACAGAATGATATAAATCATTGAAATGTTTAAAACATATTTTAAAAACAAAGAAAATAAAAGCAGGATGACGGTTGCAATGGAGAACCACCACTGATTTTTTATAAAATTGTGACTGAATCCGTAGGCAAGAACGCACAAAACCAAAAGAATGACGAATAATATAAAATATTTAAAAGATGTTCCGAAATCGACAACCGCATTCTTTAATTGCATTGCTTTCATCTTAACTGCATCTGAATCCATTTATATATATATGTATATACGTATATGCTGAAACGCCGCTAAATATAGATTTTAATTTCTGTAATATAATATGCCTATATAAAATATAATTAAAACAAGAATAGAAATAAATATACCCAAAACGGACGGATTGTTATTCCATCCCGTTTTATTTAAAGATGTGGTTGTAATATTGATCCCAACAATGAATGAAAGAATGATGGCAACGTGTAATAAAATAGACCACGGGTTGAATTCGGCTGTTGCAGATGTCTGAATCATTCGTGTAATAATTCTAGATGCAAATTCGAATTGTTTCAAGAAGAGTATCATGAGTGAAAGCAGTGCGATGATTGTGAATGAAATGTTTACAGGGTCGCTTTCTTCGTCTCCAAACGCTTCGTCGTGTCGAAAAAAGACAATGATGCTTGATATCCATGTGATTAAATACATGATGATTGAAAATAGGTTAACGGGGGCGGTTAGATTGTCTAAAAAGTTTTTCGGAAAGATTTGAAACATTTTAAAAAATATATTTGAAATAGATGCTTCAGAGAGACCTACAAAAAATATGGTGATTATGATAAATGCTAAAAAGGTGGACCACCCGGCGTATGCCCAACAATTCGAACCGTTGTCACAACTCACTCGCAGCACGTTTAAATAATAAAAAAATAATCCAAAAATAAATAAAACTACGCTCACGAAGATTCCACCAGGTATGAGATCGGTTGCGTTCATTTTATAGAGGATGCTTACAACAATTGCTAAAAAAGGAATTGTCGCGGTAAAAACGGCCGCAATGTTTCTAGAAACAGGGCTGTCGTTTGGATTTTCGGCCAAGTCGGCGTTTCCCGTTACCATCCAGTAAATCGATATGATCCAAAACACGTATACTAGAATCGGGACAAGATAGTTATTGAAAAAGGTGGACAAGCTGTATGAAGTCACGTTGAGGTCGAATATGTTATTGTAAAGAAACAACAAAACGGATGCGCCGATCCAAGCACCTGTAAACAGTCCGGCGAACCATTTCTCGTCCATAAAGTAGAGTGGAATATTAATAAGGATGCACGCGAGCGCTATGAAAATGAATTTGGTCAATGTTGTCATGGTTCCGGTTCCGGTTGAAGCACTTGAAGATGACTGCATTTTTATTCAGTTACTATTCAACTACTATTCAACTATTTAATCAATATGTAATTATAATATTACTAATAGTGAATACTTTAATTTTTATATTTATGAATATTTGTAGATATATTTATAAATATAAAATTATTTACATATTTTTTACATGCATGCTTTTTTACAGATATCGTTTAAAAATTTTCAAACGCCGTTTTTTTCCCGTGACAGTCTCTGCATAATGCCACTAAATTATCGACGGCATTCGAACCGCCGTGTTCAAGACGTATTTTATGATCGACTTCAAACCATCCTGGAAGTTGTCGCTGGCAGTCGCCGCATTTCCATCCCTGTTGAGCTGCGACAAATTTCTTTTTGGATTCGCTTACGCTGCGTTTTGTGGGTCCGGTGCCGGAGCCGCCAGTTTTACCAGAGGTCATTATTTTGTTGACGCTGTTTTGTTGTCGCCGGGTTGTCCAGCCGCTATCATCTTCACCATTTGCAGAATTACCTCCTTGTTCCCCTTGTCCAAAAAAAGCGCGCTTGTTTGTCATATCGAAAAACGGCGTCAGCATGTCGGCCGATTCGCGACTTATTGGCATGTATTTAATAAATTCGTTGGCGTGTTGCATAATATTGTGTGAATTTTCCGGGTTTTTTTTCATGAACAAGTACATGGACAGTCCGAAAAATCCAATGGTTGCCATTTTTATATATTTTCTCGCATTCACGGATTCCACCATTTTAAAGTACTTGCCGTCATAATACGTATTTAAAATGAGTCCGGCGGTAATAATAAAAATAATAAATTCGAATTTAAATTTCATTTTTTACACACTATACATTAACTATAAAATATAATAAATATTTTTACTAAATAGTTACTTAATTGAATATTATATAGTAAACTATGAAATAAGGCTACGATAATAAATAGAAGAATAAATAAAAATGTTGATAAACATTGCGGTTGCAATTACTGGAAATGGGGGGATTGGACTCAAAGGCGGACTACCGTGGCCGCATTTAAAGGGCGACATGACACTATTTTCCAAACGAACGACGGGTGCAGGAAAGAATGCGGTGCTCATGGGTAAAAATACGTGGTTGAGTATTCCAGAGAACAGGAGACCGTTGAAAAATAGGACAAATATTATTATTTCTACTTCTTTACCAACGTCGTCTTGTTGTTGTCATGTATTTCCTTGTATAAGCGATGCCATTGCGCATGCGCATGCGCATTCACATTGTGAAAGTTACGACGAATTATGGATTATTGGTGGGAGCAGAATATACAATGAGTTTTTAAACGTGCATTGTGATCAACTGCATCGTGTTTACATGACATATGTTTGTAAAAATGGAGACGATAAACATGGCGGCTATGAATGCGACACGTTTATAGATATTCCGCCCGACAGTTACTTGATTGAAGAAAAAACATACAATCCGAGCGACAATTGTTACTATTTGACGTGTGTTCATAGAATGCGTGTAAGCGACGATGCGGGTCAACTAGAACCATTAGAAGATTTTATAAAGGAGCGCTGCGATTGTAATGAAAGAGAGGAGTGTGAGTGCGCATGAAATAAACGTGAATGTGAATGCGTCGTCGTGATCATTATAGTTATCGCGATGACGACGATATTGTTTTTTTTTGTGGCAATGGTGACAACAATGTTCACAAACAGAATCATGATTCGTAGATTTGGTCCCAGGAATACGGTGGTAGTAATATTCTTCGTATCGACAGTTGAGACAATGATTTGAAATAATGTCGCGCAGCATTTCAAATGTAATCATTTTGGGATACGGTCTTGGATTCAGGGTAAACGCGGATAAAAGGAGCGTCATTAGCTTCTTGTCGGGATAAATATTCGTGGGATTCATAATATCTTGAAGGCGATTCTCTTGAATGTATGCATCGATTCTGCGCGTGACATCCGTGCGCGACATTTTTTTGCGACCCGGTTGTTCGCGTAGGAATTCGGCAAGTTGTGGCGTTATATCGCAGACGAGTTTTTTACTTTTTATCATATGTCTTTCTATGATCGTATCGTGATTGGGATAAAAAGAAAATAAATGTAGTACCAATTTTCAATTTTATGAATTATAATTTTATGAATTATTTTAATGTTTTCGTTTTTTCATAAGTCGTTTTGTTTGGCGGCGTTTACGATTTTTATATTTTCTATTTTTATTTTTATATTTTTTACTGTTTTTACTTGTTGTTCGATATCCTCCGTTTGCCGGCATATTAGGCGTCCAATTATTTACATTTATAAGTGGTCTTATTGTTTGTGGTTGTTGAGGCTGCTGTAGCCGTTGTCCGACAGGATTTGGTCTTTGTATAGGAATTATCACATCAGGGCGCTGCATCAAGTCAGCCAATTCAGCATCCGGGGCGTTAATAGCGTTAATATTCATTTTTATGACTGGTGTAACGAATGTAATTAAAAATATACAATAACAATAAAAAAATGTTGTATATTTTAAACTGATATTATAATTTTATTTTTTTTTAACAATCGGAACCCACTTGTAAACTCCATTCTTATCTGCGACTGATTTAAAAAACTTGCCATTGTTTCCTTTTTTGGTTTTATTTTTGCATTCATTCGCGGCGAACGCAGGAGATGGACGCGATGCATATTTCTTTTGTGTTTTTTTATTCTTGTTGTCGCATTTGGACACTTTGGGCATTTTACTATATTATTACTATATTATTACTATATTATTACTATATTATTATATATATTATTACTAAATATAATAATATAATAATATAATATTTTAAAACTTTTTATTATTTTTTATTAGTAATGTTAATATGATATTTTATTCATATATGACTTTAAAAGTGTCGTCAACGACTTATTGTCGCTATCGACGTGTCTCATCGCATTTTCAATTGTTTGTAAACCCGACAATGCTGATAAAATTAAATTGCACATATAAACATTTAACTCTACCTCATCCATTGATATTATTTTGTTTAAAGTAGTAACTAAAATACTTCCTGTAAATTTTGAAATCAAAAATAAATCAATTAATTCATCATCATTTTTTAATTTTATAAATATTTCTTCATGTTTTTTTTCATTTATACATATCATCTTAATGAAAATTTTTATTGCTTTTAATAAATACTTGATTTCTTTTTTATTTAGATTTAAAAACAGAATGTCAAAAAAACCATTGCTTATTTCATCGGTTACTATATATACAATTCCAAAATCAATAAGTCCAACTGTAGTTTCATCTACTATGATTATGTTTCCTAAATGAAAATCTCCGTGTAGAATATTATACCTAAAGAATGAGTCAAAATAGAATGACTGAATTATTTCAAAATGTTTTTGTAACTGATCTATATTTTTTGCGACAGGTCCGTGAATATAATCCATTATTATGATTTGATTACACGCATCTGTGAAGTGTTTATATACATGCGGTATCACAATATTTTTTTTATTTTTTAGATTCGTTTCAAATAATAATGCATTTTTTACTTCGAGTTCAAAATCACATTGATTTAATAAAAAATCACGATTGTTTTCTATAAATGTTTTAAAATTTACGGTAGTATAAAAATTTATTATTATTTTTATGAGTATGTTATTGAAAAAATATTCAAGAAAACAAATGTCTTCTTCTATATTTTTTTTTATATTATGTCTTAAAACTTTTACAACAACAGGTTTATCATTTAAGCATGCTTTATAAACCAAAGCAACAGAACCACTATTTATCGGAATATAATTGTTTTCAATTACAAGTTTATCATTGCAAGATGTGGATGCATATTCAACTGCGTTATTAATGCATAAAATTGCCACTTCTTGTTCAAAATTAGTATACGGAACATTATTACTAAATGTATTAAAATATTGTTTTAATTCGTCATTAAAATTTAAATCATATACGTTTTGTATTCCCCATTGAATAATTTTAATAAAAATATAACTGTGACTGATTAACGAGTTACAAATATTTATAACACTATCATTATATACATCTAATTTTAATTTATATCTAATATGATGATACAATGTTGTTGAAATGATATTTATAATTTTTATTGTTCTTCGTATATAGTCAATCATCTTTAGTTAAATATATATATATATATACTTAACTAAAAAAACTAAAATAATTTATTATAATAATCAATCATTTCATTTGCCAATTTTTTATTTTTGATTAAAACACACATTTCTATATCTCCGCCATGAATGCTAAGCGACTTGTCCAATATATTCATAGATCCGATAAGTATATATTTGTTATCGAAAATAAAAATTTTATTATGGGTATATTTATTTGCAGCAGTTTTAACAGCAATATTCGCATTTCTTAACTTTTTCATTGCACTTTTAGCTAAATAACTGAATAATGCATATTCTATTTTTTTAAACAGATTTTTTTTTTCACTTTTTATAGAATTATTATTACGATTAGGATTTGAAAATACTTCAATTTTAATATCAGGGCTATTTGTTTTTTTTTTAATAAGTTTGTTTATAAATGAATTACTAAAAAGGTATTGATTATCGATAAATATATGTTTTTTTGATTTATCTATGAGTTCCTCTAATTTTGTGTATGGAGATACATTTGAAACATTATAATATTTTTTACTTTCGGTAAAATCATACAAAATATTTTTATTATTTATGGTTTTACTTATAAAAACATTATTTTGAGTCGGTATAAATAAAGCAAATTGTATATAATTTTCATTTATATTTAGTTTTGTGATGTCGATACCGCCAACTGCAAAAATAGATTCAGTAGAAAATAAACGAATGTGATAGACGTTTATTAATTTATTCATAGGAATGAATCTAACATGTATTTTTTTATCCATTGTGTATTCTTTAATATTTGTTTTTAAAAATGGATTCAATCCTATATTGATATGAATTTCAATATGCGGATGCTTTTTTATTTTATGATTAAGTAGTTTTATAAAATTCAATGGTAAGTCGGTATCGTTAAAGAACATGGTTGTAATGTGAATATATTTTGAAGCTTTTTCAATTTCATTATAAATAATTTGATTCGTCTCTTTTTGGTCGTAAGATAAATACATAAGGATAGTGATAAAGATGGTAGTATATGTAATATATTATTAAAAAAAATATTTGCCAATTTTTTATTTTTGATGTTGTTTTTTTTGATGTTGTTTATTTTTTATTTTTAATATTATTTACAATTATTTCTACATTATTACATTTGAATTTTTCGAAAACGTTGGCGAGGTGAATTTGGTGCGGTGAATGGAATGTATGCATACGGTTCAACGATTTGAATGCAGTGCGAAAAGGATTGAGCCATGGGACTACAAAGGTCTAACTTGCCATGACTATTGACAAATGAAATGAGATCGTTGGCCAAGTATTTTCCAAAGTCATCCGACACATCTTTTTCCGCGCGTTTGAATTTGTCCATGTGGTCGGTATACGTGTCGCGCGTCACAATACAAATGCGCCTGCCATTTTGTTGGCGCATCAAGTATACCAACAAGATGAACAAGTCGTCATTCATTCCAACCGGGGTAATAATGTGAGGGACATCGCGTAGCACGGCATTGATGCGCGGAGCGTAGGATGGATTGCGTCGTTCGTCGGTGTGCGATTTGTGAATGACTATAAGCGGACTGCACCCGTTTTGTCGAACAAGTTGAATCATGGCGTTCAAATCGTCGACGCACGGGCTACCATTTCTAGAATGCAGAACATTTCCGCCATCAATGATTGCATCAAAAATGGGGGTTTTAAGTTGGTTCAAGACGGCTTCATGCTGTTTGGATTTATTTTTTGGGTCTTTTTCCATTTGAGCAACAATTTTTTGAATATAGTGCTCGCATCCTTGAAGCGAATACGTGGACAAGTGCGAAATGTCGGTTTGTGCGTGTGTAACCGCTGCATCATCTGCTGCTGCATCTGCATCGTGCAAAAACTTGCCGTCCAAGTGACGAAACAGAAATGTCAGCCGATTTTCAATCATGAATCGAATGTCTTTGGAATCGAGAAGCGCGGCGTCAATGTATCGCGTGAACAAGTGTGTGCAGTATTCAGGGTCGGGATTGTAAACCATCAGCGCAAAATAGTCGCGTTTCATAGAAAGGCGGTCAAAGACGGAAGCAATGCGCGCATCATCGCGTTCCAAAATCGCAAACCGTAGCACCATGGTAATTATACCTTTTTCTCTCGTCATTTGAATCAACTCTGCGTTCTCATTGAGCAACAAGCGAAACTCGTCCATTTTGCCGCCTTGAAGCAGCTCGTTCATTGATCGTTGAAGTCGCCCTAGTTCTTTTGCTGTCATCGCGGTCGCCATTTCAAAAAGTGAAAGCAAAGAACACGCTGTAAATGTAAAATAGAAATAAAGAAGTTATTTTTTCAATTTATTTTATCTTGCATACATGAGACCGCAATTTCCGCCGACAAATGTCAGCATATTGAAGCGCTCCTCGAAAACAGTGAGGTTGTAATTGTAGTCGTATATTCTCCAGGTTGGTTTATTGACACCAACGGGAACTTGAGTTTCCGGATCGCAAATGGTTAGGAATTGCGCTTCCGGATCCAGCGGCGGATAAAACGTGGTAAATTCAAGCTCAATCGTTGAAAACTTGCTGGCATTGATTGCCCCCGAAGGTTGAAAATCTCTCGGTTCAGTATCCAAACAAAAATTGTAACAATAAAGGCCGTCGGGTGCTGAACCGCGACTGCTGTTATATTTTTCCAAATAGTTGTAAATCCCTGCATCGAGTAAATTCTCTCTGTATTTGCCGTCCAATAAAATTCCTAAATTTAAAAGAATGTCTTTTTGGTTTTGAACACTGAATGGCGGTGTAATACAATATCCGGTATTTGCAGGGATGACTGGATTAGTTCCTGGTCCAAAGTTAATGGGATATGACGGACATCGTGATAGCGCAGGCCAATCGAATGGTAGCGTGAGTGGAGCCGGAACTAGTCCGTCCGGTTTATACTTGTAAGGCCAATTCGTATAGTTGCCCCACTCGTTTCGTAGATATGCGTCGCTCCTTTGAAAATAAAACATCCAGCTCGACACCATACCGAGCGTGCTTTGTAGCCAAATGCGACGACTGCCGGTGACGTTTTCAAAATCCCACTGATACACGGATTTAAACAAGTACTGTTGCGGAACGGTTGCAAATTGCTTGGCTTCGTCCGCGGACAAGAAGCAGTAAGTTGACATGAGATGAATGTCGGCATTCCAGTCGCTGCGCGTCGAACTTCCGTAATCCAGTTCGATATTTGGCGGCGGCTGAATGAATCGATAAAATTGTTGCAAATTGTCATTAAAATTGGGCTGAATATAATTCGGCGTAACATATTCCGGGAAATAAGGGGGCGCCAGGTTCGTGGTACTGGGCGTAGCAGTTGCGTTACCGGTGGCCGGATTCGACACGTCGCGAATGACAAACAGTTCGCGAATGGAGCGCAGTGTAATGTCGATTTGGAGCTGGTTGTATTGCAGCGCGACAAGCGGAAACGCCATTTTGCTGCTGAGCGTGAACCACGCATTGATGGGAATATACAATTTTCGGAATCGAATGGATGGATCAATGCCTGCCGGGTTATTGGTGTAATTATAAAAGGCATTCGGATAGTTGCCGTTGTTGGATGAAAACGCGGCGGGATTGTTCAACTCGGGGATGTTTCCGGTCATGCGGTTATACAAGTCACGCTGAGTTCCGTTGAAATTCCTCTCCACGATTGCCTGCAAGTATCCGCCTGTTAGCTTTTGAAGCGTCTGACCGCCCACTGAGATTGTGATTTCTTTAATAATTTGCGTGCCGATGTTTTCAATCCATTTGAATTCATATGGCGTCCACGACTGGTTGCATTTTTGAGGCGGTAGAATGGGGCTCCAAATGTTTGGTAGTGTTACAACCAGGTACGTGTCCATTAAAAGCTCGGCATAACGCGGAATATAAAATGTGAATTTAGAAGATTCGTTCAGCCGTAAATTTCGTTGCCCGTCGAAATCAATTCTAAATTTTTGCAAACCAAAATTTGTATATTTTGCATATGTTGTTTTAAAGAATGTTTTTTTGGGATTCGAATTCAGAATCACGTTTTGGTTGCCGTATGCGACCAAATTTAATAAACCTCCTGCCATAGAATTGTATTATTATTTATTTATTTTAGTTGTATGAAATATTTTTAGAGAGAAGAGAGATATATATTTTATTTTTAATGTTAAAATACTATATAATCTATATATAATTATTTTAAATTATAATTCGTGAATTATAATTAGTGAATTATAATTATTATAAAATTACAATTTACAATACAATTGTATGAATTATAAAATTGCATACATTTCCAATAATTTAAAATATATATAAAATATAATTATAATATTTAGAATTTTATTACCAACTCATTTTATTGATTCATAATTATAATTATATAATTTATCAAAACATTTAATATAGTTGAACAAATGTCGAGCACTCCTGGAGCTCCTGCAGAATCTGCGGTTTCGGGTTTAACAGATTCCGCCAACGCTTTAAAAATGCAATTAAAATCGTATGTTTCGCAAACGGATAATACAACGCTAATCCATATTATAGGATGCACGCTGGTTATATTTATAGCGGGTTGTATCGCATATTACGTGTATTATAAATTTACGCTGCTTCCGAAAAGCTGCAAACGGTTAAACGGCAAAAAACCGGCGGCACTAAATTCAAGTTGGATTACTACGGCTTCTGCTGACCCGTCATCGCAGTTTTTATTGAGAGATTACTATATAAAAACGGCATACAACGCTTGTTCCACCGGAAACTTTTCAAACGATTACGTCGACGTTTGCGCGCTTCAGCACGCAATCAGAATGGGCTGCAGGTGTCTCGATTTCGAAGTGTACGGCAGAAACGGGCAGCCCATTATTTCCACGTCGTTAAGCGACGACAAGTGTATTAAGGAAACCTACAATTCGGTTTCTTTCGACGAAGCCATGAGCGCGGTGGCCACGTCGGCATTTAGTCCCAGTTCAAATGTGTGTCCCAATCCCAGCGACCCGCTGCTACTCTTATTCCGAATTAAAACCAATGATGTAGACGTTTTGAATAGTATGGCGGATATAATCAAATCGAACCTGAACAATCGCTTGCTTCCAGAATACAATCACGAATTTGGCGGGAAAAATATATGCGCCGAACCCGTCAGTAAGTTTAGCGGTAAAGTTGTCATTATTGTGGAAAGCAACCCGCTGTTGTACCAACCGGGTGCGGAGCGCATGTATGAAATCACGAATTTGACGAGCAATGCATTTTTGAGAATTTTGACGGTGTTCAATGTGCTAAACAGTCCGGATATTACGGAACTGACGTCGTTTAACAAGCAATATATGACGATTGTTACGCCGGATCCTTCCATGTCGGCGGAAAATTATGACCCGATGCCGCCGTCATTAGCGGGGTGTCAGTGCATGGCACAATCGTTTCAGCTGACGCGAGACGGGAACCTGGCGGTGTATAACGACTGGTTTGAGTCGGGGCCAATGAAGAGCGCATTTTTATTGAAACCGAAGGAATTAATGTTTGTTCCTCAAACGATTGAGGCGCCGAAGCCGCAAGACACGAAACTCTCATTTGCCAGTCGCCCGCTTCAATCCAACATGTACAGTTTTACGATTTAATCTGCCTGCCTGCGATGAGTAACGATTTTTAATTATTTATTATAAATTAAAATAATTAAAATAATTAAAATAATTAAAATAATTAAAAAATTGAAATAAAGATGTATAGTTAATAACAAGTAACACATGCATTTTGTAATGCAAGAATCAAAAGAATTAAAAGAAGAGTCGAATGAACAAAAAGAAAATGGTAAGAAGAAAATAAAAATTGTAATTAAACCGAAAGTCGATATTGTAAACAATCTCTTTGAAACAAATCGTGAGTATTTAAAAGAAATATGTAAAAATGAACAACAGCTTGAAGAGTTGAAGAAGAGGTATACTATCGACCAAGAGAGTCGAGAAAAAAATATTTATAATTTTATAGATGCGTATCGTTGCATGATCAAACAGCAGTTTAATGAAGAAACACAACCATTGGTGAACCGTGAATTATTGGATCGGCTTACTGTAAATCCGGAAAAAGTGAAAGTGGTTTGGAGTGGGTGTTTACAAGCGTTGCGGCGTCTTCCGAGCGAGTCGGTTGGACATATGGTCACTTCGCCGCCGTATTACAATGCGCGCGAATATTCCACATGGCCGAACTTACAGGCGTATTTGGCGGATATGCGCGCAATTATATCGGAATGCTATCGAGTGCTGGATAATCATCGCGTGTTTGTATTCAATGTGAGCGACGTGGTGGACAATGACAAAATGGATAAAATCAATGCGTTTGGCACACGCAAAATACCGCTTCCCGCGTATTTCGTAACCATGTTTGAGGAGTGCGGGTTCACGTACGTGGATGACATTATTTGGGACAAGGGGGAAGTGCAGAGTTCGCGGCATAAAAACGGAAACAAGCCGTTCCCATTCTTTCAGTACGCGTGCAATTGTTACGAACACATTCTCATCTTTCACAAGCACCGACTGGAGAAGGACGTCAAGTATCCGTGCAATGACTGCGGCAGTTTGAATGTGAAGAGTAACAGTTACACGTCTCGCGGATTGCGTTCGTGGGAATGCCGAAATCCGCAGTGTGAACGCAGCGAGGCGGACCGGGGAAAGCGTTTCTCGTTGAAAACAATCATGACGCAAAATCCGTTTCGGCAGCAAGAAAATGTGATTCCGAAGGAGCTGGTTCAAGAGTGGCGACGGGATATTCGCAAACTGTCGCCGGTGATTAAAATAAACAATAAAAAAGAAAACAAGTTGGGTCATACTGCGCCGTTTCCGATGGATATTCCGTTGATGAGCACGTATTATTATAGTTATCGGGGGGATATTGTGCTGGATGTGTTTGCTGGCAGCTTTACGACGGCGATTGCGGCGCAAAAGTTGGGTCGAATTGGTGTGGGGTTTGAACTGCGTAAAGATTTGTTTCGGGACTGCATCATAAAAAATATTACGAATCATGAGTGTCAGTTGGAAGAGATTGAAATGAATTGAATTGAATAAATCTATAAATCTTGGATATTATTACTTTGCGCACGTCATCAAGAATGGGCGCAGAATCGCATCGTTCCTGCAAAAATTGTAACTATAATGCAAAAACAAATTCAAAAAGATGACCAAGGAACTGTCATTCAGTTTATTCGTCCGTTATCCGGTGGGTTTAAATATTATTTGACTCGCCAAGACCGAAACGAATGGACGCATCCTGAGTTGTTTCCTGAAAACACGAGACGCAACGACGGACAAGATTGGTTCGTTCTTCAAAGACATGTGCGCGAGATTATTGAAATTTAAATGACTTTTCACTGTGAATGATTGTGAATATTATTGTGAAATAAAAATAAAAGAAAAAAATAAAAAAAATATAAATTGATTTTTTTATTGTATAACATATATTCAACAGTGGTGTCCATTTCTCAATTACAATGGGGAAAAATTGCAAGAGAAACTGTGGAAACGTGTGTTCAATTTGTAATCACAAGGAATGCGCCTTGTATCTCTATAATGTTGAACAACTGAAGAAGATGCTTGCGGACGCCAAACGCTTGGCATGTTTATCATCTCAACGCTTGCATCTGCGACAAATCAAAATGACTGAAGCACACCTCAAGGAACTTGGTGAAAAAATAAAATCTTGGTGAAAAAAAACAAAAAAAACAAAAAAAAACAGAAAAAAATATAAATTGATTTTTTTTTATTTATTTATTATTTATACAGGTTCCTGATTATCAAGAAGAATTAAATGACCGTTTATTTTGCTTGTTTTGAACGCAGCTGAGTGGTTCGAATGGTGTTTCTTTTTTCCATTTCACTCCAGTATTCTTGGATTGTGTAAGATTGCTGTTGCATGTTGCCGAGGCGAGTATCCCAAAATAAATTTCCAGGTCGATAATCGGACAATATAACATTTTGGTCGGGGCAAAAGTAACTTTTATCTTTATTCACCGCTTCATTGTGACTAATATTCGCTTGATCGTCTTTATTCAAAGTTTTTTCGCAATCGAATGCGTGAATTGAAATATATTCGCGAGTAATGGGACTTATAAGTTTCCCATCATGAATATTTTCGAGCTCGGTCAAATGGTGAAAGCATGATTTTCCCAAATATATTTTTATTTTCAAATACTCTTCAAAAACTTTTTTGTATTTTAGGATGTCCTCCTCGTCGGGAATGTGGATTGAAAGATCGTAACAGTGAAGCATCTGCCAAACTAACGAAATAATCACATCACCAACGACGTTTGAATTCGACATGAATCCTTTGGATGTTGTGAAAATCTGAGGTTCTGATGTAGGATGGCTTTTGAAACTTTCTTGAGAACCGCCGGAAACATTGTAATAATAATGCCCTCCCCAGTTCAAATGTCCTTTATTTTTACCCAATTTTATTGTTCCGGTTGTCGTCGTCGTTGTCGTCCTATTTATTTCATAAATTGGTTCCCAATTTCGCAACTCAATCTCTTTTTTAAATTCTTCAAGTTCAGTGCGGTGTGAAGATGAACCCGAATATCCATTTTCTTTTCTGATAGAAATGACTGCAACTACCGCGTTGTTACTATTTCCTCCAATATTATTGAGTATGTACTCATCTAGAGGACTAAGAGCAAGTGCATAGACAGTTTTAATGCGCTTATACTCTTTATACGGAACTTCAATCACAACACCATTTGTGTGCGTACTCAACTGCTCTATTGTATGATTGCATTTCACGACATGACCGTACTCGCATACACGCCTCGAGGTTTGAGAAACGCGTTTGGTTGTACATATTATACATACACCGGCTTTATTTATATTTTGGATCTTTGTTTGAATAGCTTTTGGCAATCTTTTTATAATTTCTTTACAACATTTATTTACGAATATTTCTGATACCGACGCCGCTGTCATATCAAGTATCAAGATGTTATATAAACCAAACGCGCTGTGTTATATATAGTTTATATGTTCATTTTTTTATTTTCAATTTTTATAATAATGGCATTAATATATTATAATAATTATTATAAATACTACTATAAAAATTTTATTATTACTATAATATACTAAGTATATAATATAGTAAGTTAGTACCATAAATAAATAAAAAGGAAATAAAAATGAGTGAAAAGGAGGTAGAGCGTTCTTTAGAGATATTGAAAAATTCACAAAAAGAAATAGAAAAAAATCAAGGTGAAAAGCTGGTGAGCAATCCGACGATCCAGGAAATTATTTCAATCGTCGAGCAGTTTTTAAAAAGGAAAAAGCTGATTTGTTACGGTGGAATTTCTATAAATAATGTTTTACCGGAAAAAGATCAGTTTTATGACTTGAAACGAGAGATTCCGGATTACGATTTTTTTTCGCCGAATTCGCTGGACGATGCGAAAGAGTTGGCGGATATATTCTATAAAAAGGGATTCAATGACGTGGAGGCGAAATCAGGCATGCACACGGGGACGTACAAGGTGTTTGTGAATTTCATTGGTGTTGCCGATATTACATTTATCGAACCGGAACTGTTTAAAAGTTTGATGCGCGAAGCAGTTGAGCGCAACGGAATCTTGTATACGCCGATTAATTTTCTGAGAATGTCCATGTATTTGGAATTGTCGCGCCCCGACGGAGATGTGAGTCGCTGGGAAAAGGTGTACAAGCGCTTGCTCATTTTCAACAAGAACTTTCCACTAAAAGGAGACAATTGTTTGAAAAAGGCAAAAGGTTTAGCGCCATCGAAAAAGGAGGAGGAAATATTTGAGATTGTGCGGGATGAAGCCATATCGGAAAAGCTGGTATTTTTTGGAGGATACGCGTGCGCGCTTTTTTCCGAACATTTGAAAAAGGACGAGCGCGCCATCCTATATTCCGCCGTGCCGTCATTCGATTTGTTGTCTGAAAATGCTAAAAAATCGGCCCACAAATTGAAAGACAAGTTGGACAAAACCGGTCATTTCAGTCGCGTAATCGTGGAAGAAAAAGAAGATTTCGGAGAACACGTGTCCGAGCACTATGAAATCGTGGTGGACGGAAAAACGGTGGCATTCATTTACGAGCCGTCTCCCGGTGCGTGTCACAATTATAATGTGATCCGTATTCAAGGAAAGGATGTGAATATTGCAACTACGGACACT